TTTACCAGGCACTTCGCAAGCATCCGTTGGTCATCGACCGCATCAAGTACACGATGCAGGCCGATGCCCGGGCGATCACCCCAGAACTGATGGCCGCGGCTTTCGACGTCGATCGTGTTCTGGTTGCCAAGGCGACCTACAACACCTCAAACGAAGGTGCTTCTTCGCCGTCGTACAGCTTTGCTGTCGGCAAGGTTGCATTGCTTTGCCACACGGCACCAGCCCCTGGGCTCATGGTTCCGTCAGCGGGCTACATCTTCGGATGGGCCGGCCTCGAGGGCAACAACTCGGCAGGCATCTCGGCCTGGTCCGAGCCGGTTCCCAACCGTGGCAAGCCTGGTTCGACCGTCCGCTGCGAAGCGGAGATGGCCTTTGACATGAAGGTCGTCGGTTCGGACCTCGGCTATTTCTTCACGTCGATCGTCGCGTAACGAATAAGGGGCAGGGGTTGCGCATGCCTCTGCCCCGACTTCGTTCAGCGATCAAGGAGTTTTCAGATGGGTGCTCTTCGTCAACCTCTAACCACGGCAGATCCAGCCGACGCAGGCGGTGCTTACGTCAGGCGGGCTTTCGACTTCGGGAAGCGCCGCGTTGTAGCCGGCGACAAGCTGTCCAAGCAAGACTTGGAAGGTATCCCGACGGCCAATCTCACGGCCCTGGTCAATACTGGTCTTATCCAGCTTTGGCCTGAGTCTCCCAGCGATATGTTCATCGCTGAGCGTTTCGTCATTCCTGCCGCAGGAGGTAAGTTCGACGTCGTCGAAGGCCGTAAGGTCACAAAGGGACCTGTCTCTAAGCGACACGCCCTGAAGCTCGCGAAGGGCTAAGGAGAAAAGCAATGGCAGGTATTCTTCAGCGTATTCTCGGCAGCATTTCGGTCGCGAGTCTCTCGGTCGGAAAGTTTGTCAATACTGGGGCGATCTTCGTTCCCGGGTCAACCGCAACAGGCATCACGGCACACGCTGGTGGTGGTCAGGCCTCAGCAACTTTGCTGACAGCCCAGTACAATCGAGTCGACACCGTCACAACTGCGGCTGACTCGGTTAAGCTTCCTGCTCCGTCATATATTGGACAAGAAGTCGAGGTCATGAATAACGCCGCATCGAACTCCATGCAGGTCTTTGGATCGGGCACGGATACGATCAACGGTGTAGCCACTGGCACAGGGGTAGCCCAGGCTGCTGGCAAGTTCGCGATGTACAAGGCCTCTTCGATCGGGGCGGCTGCCTCTTGGCACCGCATCCTTAGCGCGTAAGCGGGAGATATTCTGATGTCCTGGACCTACGACGCTTCCCAGCTAGCCGGGTCTGCTATGATGCAGGTTCGGTTCTTGGTAGGTGACACCATGGCTGCGGATCAGCAGGTCCAGGACGAAGAAATCCAGTTTGCGTTAGTTGAACGGCCAAACATCTATGGTGCGGCCGCAACAGTCTGTAGAGCGCTTGCGTCGAAGCTCAGCCGCCAAGCCGACGTCGTCGACAAGGACTTACGGACTGCTCTGTCAGCTAGGTCCAAGGCGTACTCCGCCCGAGCGGTTGAATACGATAGCAAGGCCAAGATCCGGGCAACCGGTCGTCCTTATGCTGGCGGCATCTCGGTCTCTGACAAGATCCAGAACGAGAATAACCTCGATCGGGTCCAACCACAGTTCAACATCGGGATGGAGGACAATTACCTGCCCGTCCCGCCGGTTCCTAACGAAGGCACTCCCGACGCTACGTCAGATGAGAGTGGCTTCTGATGCTCGACGTCAAGATCCTGGGGCTCACAAAGCTTCAGGCTAGCTTTGACCAGATCACACCAGTTCTGCAGGATCAGCTTCGAGTCTTTATGGCTCGGTTCGGCCTTATGGTCCGGGATAGGGTTAGGCAAAATATCCTTGAACGGTTTAAGGTCGTCACCGGCGAGTTTCCTTCAGCCGTCCAGGTTGAGCAGACCGAAACAGTTCAGCAGGTCCAAAGCAGGATCTTTATTGACACCCTCCCCTGGGCTGCAATTCAGGAGCGGGGTGGTAAGACACCTCCTCACACTATCGAGGTCCGGGCCGCCAATGCCTTAGCGTGGCTATCGCCTTCACATCTGGGTCTATCCGGAGGCCCTAAGTCAAGTGCCTACGCTTTCGCAATGAAGGTCAATCACCCGGGGTCCAATATCCCTGAGCGAACCTATATGCGGTTGGCCCTAGTCCAGATGCGCCAGCCTTTTGAAGGGGGCATCCGGGAGCTGGTCGATCGCAGTATTGACCAAACCTTTGGGGTGGCAGCCGAATGAGCCGCGAAGACGTCTATGCAGCTCTTTTTGGACTGCTCACCCCCTTAAGGGCACCTGGTGCTGTTGACGGATCGCCTGATGGGGAATTGGGTTCAGGTGTCCAGGCCGCGCCAGGTGACCCGTTGGAGACCCAGCCTTTTAACTTAGTTAGCCGAGAGGTAATTGAAGTCCAACGCGTTCCTCCTGGGCTCCAGCCCGTCTTGTTTATGGATGAGGCGATGGAGGACTACGTATTCGACGGCAATGGCCTTCTTCACGTCAAGTGGACGGTTTACTTTCACGTAGGCTGCACTACCATGCGGGGGACCGCAGCGGCTACTGTCCTTAACCCCCTGATTGACATGCTTCAGAATACCCTGCTACCTATGGATGGAAATATCCTAGGTTTTGGGGATATGATCGAGTCTGCTCAGTTTGCAGGTATGTCAGTCAAGAACCTAGGCAACAACTTCTCCGACCCCAATGTTCGGCAGGCAGTTGCCTACATTCCATTCCAGATCACATTCGCTCCCCAATACTAGGAGTTTCCTATGGCATCCGTTGATGACGTCCTGGCTGAGATCGACACCTGGTTCGCTGAAGAAGTCCAGCGTGCCCCTCTCAGCTACAACACCGAAATATACAACCAGATGCACGAGGCCCGAGCCAGTCTGAAAAACCGGTTATCGGTTGTGATGACAGGTGAACCTCTGCAGCCACCCAAAGAGCCCGATGCGGGCACCGATCAAGGTGGCCAGGCCGAAGAGCCCGAGACCGATCTGAGCGACCCGCCGGCGGACCAGGGCAAGGCCTCTTCCAAGTCCAAGGCCGGTTAATCCGGTCTCTCTTCCCTCCAATCAGGAGTAACTATCATGGGTTCATCTGTCACGGGCAAAAAGATCTTCAGCCCTGGCCGTTTCTTCGGCATCAACAACGTCACTAATCCTACGCCGACTCGAGCCTACGTCCCCCAGGACATGAGCATCGATTTCAAGCAGTCGACCAAGGAGCTGTTCGGCGATCGCAAATTCTCGGTGGCGGTGGCTGCTGGAGAAATCTCCGTTTCCGGTAAGGTGACAATGGGCGCCCAGAACGCCCGCATCCTGGCTGACCTTCTTTTCAATGTCTCCGGTAGCTCTGGCACTATTGCTCAGATCGACAAAGAGGCTGGCACTGTTACTACTACCACTGTCACGGTTGCAAACTCAGCTCAGTGGACTACGGACCTGGGGGTTATGCTGGCATCGGATGGCACGGTCTTTACCAGGGTGGCCTCGTCGCCGGCCGCTGGCCAGTATTCAGTTTCTGCAGGCGTTTACACGTTCAACGCTTCCGACAATACCAAGAACGTGCTGATCAGCTACCTCTACACGATCGCATCCAGTGGTGAGAAGATCGTCATGGCCAACCAGGTCCAAGGGCCTGCGGGTAGCTTTACGGCCGTCATGGTCTTCCCCTACGCGACCGACCAAGACGTCCTCACTCTCAACAACGCGATCCTCCAGGACTCTGGTATCGCAACTAAGCTTGGTGATTACGCCAAGCCCACAATGTCGTTCATGGCGTCCACTGACAGCTCCGATACCCTCGGGACTTTCGCATTCTCGCAGGCCGCCTAACATAAGGGGCTAATTTATGAAGACTGCAGCTGAGCGCCTGGGTGAACAGCGTCGCTTGATCTTCGAGAACGTTGCTAATGGCGTTCCCGTCCAGCAAGTGATGAATGTGTTCCAGTGCTCCGAGAAAGAACTGATGGATGACATCAAGTTCGTAGGCAAGAAGATTTCCGAGTACAGATTTCGCCGGAACCAGCCGCCGCTCAGCTGCAGCACCTTCAACGAGATTTTTACTAACCGCTTGGCGCTGCTAGATACGCTGCGCCGCCTTGGCGATGTGTATCTAAGCACGTCACTCCTCATTCCAAATATCCATGTGGGCAAGCTGGAAGACCCTCACGTTGTGAGAGAAGCAGAACATAGAACTGGAATGAGGATGTTAGGACATGGCTAAGACACGACCTGTTACCCTGGGCGGCACCGAACTCCACGTGCCCATGCTCCCTATTCGTTTGAATAAGATTGCATACCCTCTCTGCCGGAAACTCCACAACTCAGGTTTTCTCGACCGGATCATCGAGGGAAAAGGCCAGGTTGACTGCTCCGACGAGGAGATGGACATCCTGGTTGAGATTGCGTTTACCGCCGTCCAGGCAGCTGCGCCCCAGGTAACTCGCGACGAGTTCGACAACTGGGCTATCTCCCCTCCGGAACTTGTTGATGCCTACTTCGTTATCCGTTACCAGACTGGAGCCTGGGTTGCTCCGGAGCCGGAAGCGGAAGTTAGCGAGGAGGCTGCTTTGGGGGAAGCCGAGGAAGTGGAGACGCTCCCGACATAAACTTCGACCGCATCCTTGCCCGCCTAGTTCGCTACTTCGGGCAGACTCCTGAATACTGGCTCGATAACTGCACGCTTCCAGACTGGCACAATATCTGGAACCGTGAGCTAATTGAACAGCCACCCCCAGAGTCGTTCCTTGCCGTCTATTTCGAATATGAGGCATCGTCCTCAGTCGAAGAAGCCGAGGAGATCGACTTGGGCCTCCCCGAGTTCGAGGAGTAGCTGATGCCCACAACTGACGGTACAGTCGAAATCAAGATTACTGGTTCGGTTGATCCGTCAGTTGCGGCTGCAGCAAACGAGGCCAAAGCCTCTCTCGATGCGGTTGGCGCGTCGGCCTCAGGGCTTCGCCCAGGCTTCGACGCCAGCGCCGCCTCCCTAAAACAGCTGATCGCCCAGACGGGTAGCTTTGCTGCTGCCCAGAAAGCCCTAGCTGCGGCCAACGGGGATATGGGCGCAGCCTTGCTGGCAACTAGGGTTGCACAGGAGGTAGAGACCGAAGCAGTCAAAGCCGGGACTGCAGCAACAATCAATAGCCGGGCTGCATATGAGTCGTTAGTTCTGATCCACGAAGCCATGCAGGGTAGGTTTACTCGCATGGCCGGCTCGTCGATGATTCTGACCCAGGCATTGGCTGGCCAGGCTGCGACCACGAAGTTTGTCCAGGCAGCTTTGAGTTCTACTGGCCTTACAATTATTGGCACCACCATTGCCATGGGCACGCTATTAGCGGCTACCATCTCGATGGAGAGTGAGGAGAAAAAGTTAACAGCAACCTCTATTGGCCTCGGAGCTCAGTCAGGGCTCACTGCCAAGCAGTTGAAGGACATTGGTGAGTCAGCCGATAGTTCAACCCAGTCTATTCGCGAGACCACCAAGGCCGCTGAAGCTTTTGCTGCTGTTGGGTTGCACAACGCTGATACGGTTAAAACCCTATCGAATAGCATTGAGTCTTACTCACAGCTCATTGGGGTTAAGTTTGCGGATGCTCAAAAGAAGTTAGCATCAGCGATGAAAGACCCTGTTAAAGGGGCTCAGGAACTTCATGACGAACTAGGCATCCTAAGTGGTGACCAGCTGGAACAGATCCAGCGGCTTGACGCCATTGGGGCCAAGGACCAAGCTGTTGCCATTATCACCCAAGCCCTGACAGAGAGGGTGAATGAGGCTAAGGACGCAGGAGTTGGTCTGCGGGGTGAATTCGGTCAGCTAGTCGACGTCCTAAGTAACGTCTATAACTGGATCGGCCAGGTCAGTGAAGGGTTCGGCCGAGAAGCTGAAACACTTCTAGAGGACCTCATACCTGCTCTGCATCAGGCGGCTCAAGCCCACAGGGATGTAGCGGCTGCAGCTTCCCAGCAGGCCCAGAACGAAGCGGCTCTCAACGACATCTCAGCCAAAGGGGCTAAGGCGTTTGCCAACACTCCCGAAGGTCGCAAAGAGAAAGACCTCATCGACCTGGCTGGCCAGCGTATGGCCGCGGAAGATGCTTACACCTTAGCCAAGGCTCGGGGCGACACCGTAGGCATGGCCCAGGCGAAAGAAGCTGTTGACGCTTATACTCACGCAATCACGTCCTACAGGACCGAGGCTGAGAAGAAAGTTGCAATCGACAAAATTGACGTCCAGCTTGCTGCGGCCAAGCACGCACACAATAAGGAATTAGTAGCAGATCTTACTCAGCAGAAGGCTTTAATAGCTGAGTCAGGTAAGATCGAAACCCAGGCTGATGCCAACGCTCTGGCTAAAGGGGCGGGTGACGTCGGAGGCGCTAGGACATTCCCTAAAGGAGGAGGTAAAGGCCCCTCAATTGTGTCCCAGTGGGAAGAGCAGCTTCACGCTATGGAGGTGGCCAGCAATGACTTCTTCGACGACCAGACATCTACTGAGCTGAAATTCTGGCAAAGCAAGCTGGGGTTAGTCAAGGCGGGTTCCAAAGAGTGGCTCGACGTCCAGACGAAAGTATACGACGCCCAGAAGACCCTTGCCCATCGCGACTACGACGAACATATCGCCGATCTAAATGACCGGATCGAGGCCGATCGGAACGACTTCACCAAGTTCAAGGCCGACTGGCAGGAAAAGCTCGACTTCATCAAGTCAAAGTACAAGGAAGAGTCGACCGAGTACAAGAACGCCCATCGTCAAATGGAGGCCGAGACCCGCCAGTTCGAGGACCGGCTGATCCAGGAGGAGCTCAGCGGCAACAATAAGATGGTTGCGGCCCTCAAGAAGAACCTCCAAGAACAACAGCAGATCCGCCAAGAGTATACCAAGCTTCGCGAAGAGCAGATAGCTGACAAAGCCGGCAACTCCCCGTTTGGCGACATCTCGGCTATTACCCAGATCGCCCGGCTCCACCACCAGATGGCGCAGCAGGAGATCCAGGACGCCCAGACTGCATACAATGCCGAGAACGCCCTGCGTGCCCAGGGAGTGGCCGATGCCTTGCGGGTCTATGGTCAGGATGACCAGCGGTATAAGGCGGCTCTGGCGGACAAACTCAATGCTGATAAGCAATATGAGAACCAGAAGCGCCAGCTTGAGCTAAAGGCCCTTAACCAGCAGCTTCAGGATCTTCAACGCCTAAAGGCCGCTTATCATCAGTATATTGATGGCACCGTATCTGCTACGGTTTCGGGCTTTGCTAACATGGCTGACGGAACCGGCACCTTCCGAGAAGCGGTGATTGGGGTTTACCAGTCAATTAAGTCGGCGGCGATACAAGCTATTAGCACAATCGTCGAAAACTGGATTGTCAACCTTCTAGTCCAGAAGACGGCTTCTAACACCGCAGCGGCCGCTCAGGTGGCTTCCTATGCGGGTATAGCCGGAGCGGCCGGTGTGGCCTCCTGGGCGGCGGCTCCGTGGCCAATTGACGCGGGGGCTCCAGGGTTTGGTGCAGCTATGTCGGCAGCAGCCGCAGCGTTTGCCCCGTTAGCATCTCTTGACAAGGGCACTAACTTCTTACCTCAAGATATGCTGGTCCAGGCTCACCAGGGCGAACGTGTCGTTCCGAGGGCAGACAATACTAAATTGATCCAGCTGGTTAGCCAGGCTGCGAACAACAACACTCCTAACGGTGGGAATGGTGATGTCCATTTGCACTTCCACGGGGACATTATTGGCTCTCGGGCTGGAATGGAACAGTGGGCGAGACAAAACCGGCATATGTTCGGAGCAGGAGCTAAGGCCTATTCCCGATATGGTGGCAATCTTGATCCCAATCGTCGCGGAGGGTAGCGAATGACAGCCCCATTCCTTCCTTCACGATGGGTCATTACCCCAGCTGACAATACTGATGATCCGGATGTATTCCCGATCCTGAAAGGTCAGATGTTCAAGATTGAGAAGACCCCAGTCTGGTCGACTAAAACTGACATCTCTGTATCCGGGGTCGAACGCCGGCGTTCTTTGTTCAGCTATCCCATCTGGAGGTTCCAGCTAGGATACGGGGTCCTCCGAGATGGAGCGGCCTATCTTGAACTTCAACGCCTGATCACATTCTTCAATCTGAAGAGTGGGTCAATGACTGCATTCTTCTTCTACGATAAGGATGACTACTTCGCTGTTGCTATGCCTTTTGGAACTGGGGATGGGGTCACGGCTACATTCCAAGTTACCAGGACAACTTCTATTGGTGGAGCAGGACTGACCTTCTCCGAACCGGTTCGTGGTTTTGACGGAACCCCAACTTTCTATGTCAACGGGGTAGCTACCAGCGCAACTGTTGGGCCGCTTGGAACCGTGACTTTTGCTTCACCTCCTGCAAACGGAACCTCGCTTACCTGGACAGGGAGCTTCTACTTCCTTTGCCGTTTTTCAGCTGATGACCTATCTGGACTAAGCCAGGTGGCTTCTGGGTTGTGGGCGCTCAACGCTTTTGGGTTCCAGACGTTCAAACCATGAAAACAGTCAGCACCGCTGTCCTTGACCTCCTTCAAACCGGGGAGTATGTTGCGGCCGATTTATACACTATTACACTTAATGGCGGATCGGTAGTCAGGTGGACAAGTCACGATCAGTCAGTCTCTTGGGCCGGGCAGGTTTTCACAAAGATGCCTCTGTCCAGGGGCACTATCGGAGAGAAGACGGGGACAGATGTTTCAACGTTGCAGGTCACTCTCTACGGTAACTCCACGGACCTTATAAACGGCGTTCCCGTCATCCCCTTCATCGCCCAGCATGGGTTCGACGGGGCGTCGCTGAAACTAGAACGAGTCTACGGTGACTCGTGGGCTTCTACTTCGACACTGGCGGGAACTATCATCCGTTTTGCTGGTAAGATCACCTCCATCGACTCGATCCAGGGTGGGGCCGCGACTTTCACTGTCTCGAGCTGGATGGTCCTCCTCAACACAAACATGCCCAGGAATGTCTACCAGGCGGCTTGCCAGCATTCGCTTTATGATGCAGGATGCACCCTGAACCCAGCGAGCTTCTCAGCCAGCGGGCACACTACCTCCGCGGGTGGAACGGTTACTTTCCCAACGAACCTAACTCCCACAGCAAACGACTATGCCCTTGGACGGATAGTCTTCACCAGCGGGCCAAACAACGGGCTTACCAGGGCGGTCAAGTCGAACGACGGGTCTGGAAACTTCACCCTGATGTTAGCTCTGCCTAATCCGGTAGGATCGGCTGACAATTTCACAGTCTATAAGGGCTGTGATTTAACTATGGCAACCTGTTCGGGTAAGTTCAGCAACCTGGTCAACTTCAAGGCTGAACCCTTCACTCCTCCACCCAGGACTGTGATTGCTACACCTTCGACGACTACTACGACGAGCGGCGGCAAGGGATGACGACTGAGGCGGACCTCAGGAACCGGATTATTGGGGAGGCCCTTCTATGGGACCTCACCCCTTATCACACCCATGCCAGGGTTCTGGGCGTGGGTGTCGATTGCGCCCAGCTTCCAGCTGCAGTCTACGAAGGTGCTGCGGTTATTCCACATCTCGAGCCCGAATATTCGAGTCAATGGATGCAGCACCGAGATGAAGAGCTTTATCTCGAGGAGATCCGGAGGTGGTCGAGGGAGATCAAGGTTGAAGCTGCTCAGCCGGCCGATTTGCTTGTCTGGAAGTTTGGCCGGACCTTTAGCCACTCAGGGATCATCATAGCCTCTGGGGTAGTGCTTCATGCATGGGCTCGGGCTGGTCGGGTGGTTCGATCGGATCTTGAGACCGAGGAAGAGCTCAAGCATAGAGAATGTAAGGCTTTCACGGTATTCGCCCCCGACGGCAAGTTGATGCGGGGCGGGGTTAAGTAATGGGCGGCTCATCCTCCAACACGGTAACAGTCGGCTCTAAGTTAGCTGGCATGTCGATCCAGACTTCGCTTCTGGGTCAGGTCATTCCGATCGGGTGGGGTCGAGGCAAGCTTAGCTGTAACTTAATCGACTACTTGAACTTCCGGGCGATCCCCCACACTACAACTACTACTACAGGTGGCGGCAAGGGTGGTGGGTCTTCGTCGACTAGCACGACTGACTACACCTACACTGCAGATGTGATAATGTCTCTCTGCGATGCAGGGCCCAACGGAATTGTTGGGGTTAACCGAGTGTGGAAAGACTCAGGCAAGTTCGATCCTCCAAACGCTTTGAGCCAGGTAGGCCTTAGCCTCATGCGGGGGACTTCGACCCAGACGGCTTGGCCTTATCTAGTAAGCGCGGCCCCAACACATGCACTCGCCTATCGGAACATGGCTTACGTCTACGCCCAAGCCTATGATCTAGGGTCAGAAGGTGTAGTAGCCAATCACAGCTTTGAAGTCGATTTCCCCATCCAGTTCAATCCTGGAGGGTCGGTCTACGACGCGGCTCCTAAGGACGTCCTTACCGACTTCCTGACGAACACGAATGCGGGTGTCCCCAACTGGCCTTCGTCTGCTAATGGCGACTGGACCAACTGGAACAACTATTGCCTGGCGAACAACCTGCTGCTATCACCTGTCCTAGATACGGGGACTGCAGCTAACCAGTTTATTCAGCGGTTACTCGACCAGACTCATAGCGACTGTTTTTTCTCTGAGGGCCTCCTAAAGGTCGTTCCTCTTGGGGACACAACGGCTACTGGCAACGGAGTTACATGGAACCCAGACCTAACCCCGATTGTTGACCTGACTGAAGATGACTTCCTGGGCGAGGTCCAGCTCGAGGTCATGGACCAAACGGATGCCTATAACCGCGTCCAGATCCAGTTCCCCGACCGGACGAACGAGTACAACACCGGCGTAGCAGTTGCCGACGATCTAGACAACATAATCCAGTTTGGCCTCCGCCAGCAAGATCCTCAGACGTTCAATGACATCTGCGACCCCCAGATCGCAATGACCGCGGCTCATCTGTGGCTTAATCGCCAGCTTTACATTCGTGATCAATACAGCTTCGACCTGCCCGAAGATGTGGCTGTTTTTCTCGAGCCTCGCGACTACGTCACGCTGACCACTACAGTCGACGGTATGCAGCTTGATCGGAAACTAGTCTCAATCCTTTCGATCGATGAGTCTGAAGATGGTCATAACGTTTTTCATATCGTTGCTGAGGGTGTGCCGGGTCATACTGCTAATGCAGCTCTTTATTCCGCTCATTCTGCTACCGGTTTCTCTCCAGATCAGAATGCTGACCCTGGTGACGTTGCTACCCCATTCATTTTCAATGTTCCTGAGAGCCTTGTTTCAAGTGTAACTACTCTCGAGGTTGGAGCCGCGGTTGCAGGCGTCAATGATAACTGGGGTGGATGCTTTGTCTTCCTCAGCTTTGACGGAACCAACTACAGCCAGGTCGGGCAGATTACTGGTCCCTCGAGATACGGCGGGCTTACGGCTACCTTAGCTAGCCATGCCGATCCCGACACAACCAATACTCTTTCAGTCGATTTGTCGATTAGTAAGGGTGCCTTGGGGACATATTCGCATACGACAGCTGACCAGAATGCTACTCTATGCCTAATTCGGGATGCGGGTGGTTCCTATGAGCTGATCAGTTATGGGACTGCGACTCTAACCAGCGCAAACCATTATGACCTCACATATCTCCGCCGCGCCCAGTTCGGAAGCACTCTAGGGGCACACACTAATACGGCTACGTTTGCTCGACTTGACCAGGCGATCTTCACCTTGCCGTTCGACGTGACGAAGCTGGGGCAGACAGTTTACATCAAGTTCCAGAGCTACAACATCTATCATCGGGCTCTTCAAGACCTTTCGGTCTGTACTGCTTATTCATTTGTCCTGGCTAAGGCTGGGGCGGTTCCGGATATGCCTACTGGGCTTGCTCTAACCAGCGGGTCGTCGTGGGTTGGTCCAAGCATGGACATCATCTGCGACCCAGCAAACAGGGCGACAAGCTACAGGTTCGACATCTACAAGTCTGATGGGACCACGCTTCTTCGGCAAATCACATCGTCGACCCCAAGTGCCAGCTATACCACGGACCAGGCCGCGCTTGATGGAGCTCAACGATCCTATAAGCTAGCGGTCACTGCAATCAACGACTCTGGACCTAGTACAACTACATCCCAGATTAGCGTCAGCAACTCGGCCCCAGCAACTTTATCTAGCCCAAGTACTACTGGTGGCACCTATACCGGGCAGGTAACTGCAACGGCCAGTTCGGACCCGGACCTAGCAGGCTATATTGTCTTCTTCAGCCCGACTAGCGGGTTCAATCCCAAGACTACAGGTGGTGTCGTTGTTGGTGGGACCTTGCCACTGAACATATACGGCTTGGCTGCTGGGACCTATTATTGCAGGATAGCGGCTTACGATCCTTGGACAAATGACCCCGACCAGCTGAACCTTAGCACCGAGTTGAACTTTGTAATTAGTACGGGTGGTGGTGCATCACCTAGTGGAGGGGGCACAGACGGAGGATACGACGGTAATTGCGTTGTCGAAGATACTCCGATCCTAATGGCCAAGCGCGATTGGCGGTGGTTCTGGCTTCGTCGTTGCCGCGGCGCGGAGAAGCCTATGAACCAGTGCCGACCTGGAATTGACTGGGTTTGGACCCGTCACGAGGCAACAGGGAAATGGGGTGCTTACCAGATCGACGCTCTTGAATTCGTTCTAGCTCTAGCATACCGGGCTTCTGGGTTCCCAGATGCAACCGCCCAGCACCACTTCTCACCTGGCGATGGAGACATACGCTGGATCAGGATGGGGTATTTAGGCGATATTTTGGGGATGCGCATAGTCGGGAAGATGCGAGTTAAAGATGCCCATACCTACGTAGCGGCTGGGGTCCTCAGCCATAACATCAGAAAGCTCTAAAAGGACAGGATACTCATGGAATTTGTGTCATTCCAACTAGCTGATTTTGTTACGGGGGCAGCTATCCCAAATGGTAAATGCGTTGTCTACCTTAGTGGTTCATCGACACTTGCAGCTCTATTTGATGTTAACGGAGCTTCGATCGCGAACCCAGCAATAGCTAGCAGCCTTGCCCAAGTAGGCTTTGCCGCAGCCGACGGTCTTTACGACTATCAGCCCCAATATCCCGACGGAACGGCGGCAGGGCCGAAGATCCCTAGACAACGCCTCTTCGATTTAAGCCAGATTGAAAAGCTCGTCACGCCGCAGCAATACGGCGCTCTGGGCGATGGTGTGCATGACGACACATCCGCTATCAATGCGGCAGCCGCAGCTGCGGTAGCTCCAGGCATGCCGGGAGTTGTTTTCTTTCCAACGCCACCGGTCTTCTATCGTTGTGATGGGCAATTCAATGCTGAGTCAACGCTCGGTTTGCTGCTCCGTGGGACAGGCGCTCGGGTAGAGCCATTAACGGACATGCCGCGATGTGCGATCGTCTATACAGGAACGGCATCGTCGTTCTTCAAGGCCGGCAAATCGCATGGTTTGACGATCAAGGAGCTGGCGATCCAGATTAACAGCTCGTTCTTCACTGGCGACATCTTCACGCTCGACAATGACGGCGCCGGCGGCGCCGTGTCCTATTCGACATGCATCGTGGATGCATTTATTGGCGGGCGAACGTCGTCGGCACGTCATGCTCGTTCATGCATTAACGCTTCCGGCGCTGTCGAGCTCATAGTTCTCCGCACTGAGTTTGGATGGGCCGATCAGCAAATCATAGGCCGTCACAGTGGCTCGACGCAACCTTTCTCGAATGCTGTGAAGATCTCCTTTTGCAGGTTCAATGGAGCAAACAACCACGCGATCAATGTCTTTGCCGCCGAGCAATGGGATATTGGAACCAATGTCTTCGAGCCGCTATTCGACGGTACAACTGCTGGCGCAATCTCCGATGTGTTGGTCGGAGGAAGCAGCCGCGGAAGCCACTATGGGGTCTCGATCCACAACAACGGCTTCTGGGACGCTACAACAGGCGGAACGTGGATCGACATGCTTGTTCAGGGAACGTCGATCAAAGACAATTTCGTCTCGCTTGGTAGCGCAGCAACATTCGCTCATTTCCATGGCGGCGCTGGCCTGAAACTATCTGGGCAGATCGTACTCGGCTCAGCCGGTGCCACGTTCATCACCGACACCGATGTCGTTATGACCCAGTTCGATGACGATGGCACGAACGTAATCGCATCTGGCATTACCTACAACGGCAATCCGTCTGGCTTTGTCTCATGCGATCGGTCATTCCACGACGTCTCGGCGCGGCAGCTCACCGTCACGGCGGACGCTGGCGGTGCTGGTGGGTTTGTTCACGCGCGTAAAGCCGTGGCATCATCTGGAGTGTTCGGTGGCGGCTTTTGGGCTGACCGCAACGATAACGTCAATTATAGAGGTTACGGGGTATTTAGTTATCTCGACCCCACGATGAGCAAGGAGTGCATAGCTCTCACAGTCGCAGCTGCAACGACCGCTCCGACCGATACATCTCAGATTAGGATGTTGATAACTCAAGATGGAGCCATGGTCGTTCCCGAAGCCGCTGCCGCATCTGTGAATGCCCCAGCATCCGGCTGGCAAGCCATATTTCTCGATACATCTGACCATAAGCTGAAGCGCAAAGATAGCTCCGGGACTGTTACTATACTGGCCTAGATAATGTATTTGCGATATTCAGGTCGCCTTAGCCAAAGAGATGTCCTCCGAGGGGCTGCTCATCGTTATCCTGTAAGCCAGGACGAACTCAAAGTCCTCGCCTTCATCTATCACAACCCCAGATGCCACCGTAAACAGATTATGGGTTCTTTGAACCTAGAGTACTTTACTGTTGAACACCTGATCAATCTTCTTCGAGGGAGGAAGTGGATTGAGGAGAAAGTAGCTAAAGCCAGAGGCTACACTTTCGAATATACTACAACATCTCTAGGGTATCACACACTTTGCAATCAGGAGATAGGTAATGCGTAACAGAGGGTCAAACTGATGCCGCCGTCCAAGCCCCAGGATCTAGGCGAGCGCCTAGCCGGGATGGAAGCCAGGTTCGAGTCATTCGAGAGGTATACTCATGAACGGTGGCATCAACTTAACAATGACCTCCAACCCTTGACGATGCTGCCTGAGCGTATAGCTCGCGACATGGGCAAGATCCAGGGGATATTCGAAGGAAGGATTGTGTCCGTATCCAAGGACCTCGAGCGCAGCATGGAGGCCGCGATCGAGAAGGCCCTTAGGCCTGCAACCCAAGACATCAAGAAACTCCAGACCGACGTCGACAGGCTGAAAATCAAAAGCGGCCAAGACAGCGCTCTTCGGCGTTTCTTCACCTCGGCAATCCAGACCATCCTGGCCGCAATCGGGGCTTTCGCAGCAATCTACGCGCTAATGCCCCATCACTAGGAGATTTCCATGAGACTCGTCGACTTTCTCAACAAGCATCTGATCGACTGCTGGAGGAGCGCCCTTAGGCTGCGGATTATCCAGCTCCATACCTTCATTACTCTCTTGGTGGGCGCCCTTTACAATCTCGCCAAGTCATACCCCACCCTGGCCCAGGACGCTATTAGCAAGCTACCTCCTACGCTGATGAAGCCGACGGTAGTGAACCTGGTCCTTCTGGTGTGGCTTCTAGTCGGAGCGTACGCCCGTCTCGTTCCTCAGCCTAACCTTCCACCTCCTCAAGAGCCGAAGCCCTGATGCACATCTGGCACGCCTTAACCAGCTGGGTCGGGGCGTGGCTTGCTCCGATCGGGGTCGTAGCCTTAGCGATCAAGGCCCGCTCGGCTAAAGCGGCGGCCCCTCCGGAGGCGAGCGGGCCTTCGGTCCCACCAATCCCTAGTTCCCTGCCCGCACCCCCATCTCCGGAGGTTATAGAAGACGGGCTTACCGCCCAGGGAGTAGCTGAACTCGTCCATCACGAGTCGATCTGCCTTGAAGCCTATAAGGACGTTCGGAAGATCTGGACCTGGGGCGTAGGCGTTACTGATACTAGTGGACATAACGTCGAACGATATATCGACCATCCGGCTTTGCTTAGTCAGTGCCTTATTATATTTGTCTGGCTGCTGCGGAAAAACTACCTCCCTGATGTCAAGAAAGCTTTTGCAGGCTACGCATTGACCGAAACACAATTAGCTGCAGCTCTATCCTTCCATTACAACACTGGGGCCATCCTTCATGCTACCTGGATCGACCACTGGAAGGTGGGGGACATTACTGGGGCGAAAACCTCGTTCATGCAGTGGGACCATCCCATCTCGGTTACTGGGCGCAGGCAGGATGAGAGGGACCTGTTCTTCGACGGGAAGTGGGCCGGCGATGGAACTGCCATGATCTACCCCGTGTTAAAGCCATCTTACCAACCGGACTTTCACCACGGGACCAAGATCTATGTCTTGGCTTCGCTTAACGAGATCTTGAAGGGAGAAACGAAATGAGCATCCTTATCTTCATCCTGGTTGTGCTGATCGTGCTGTTCCTGGTTCTTTATGCTCTTGAGCAGGTTCCTATCACTCCTCCATTCAACTGGCTCATCCGCCTTCTGATCGTCCTGATCGCGGTTGTGATCATCGCCCAGAAGGCGGGTCTCCCATCATGACCGGAATGGTAGCTGGAGTTGGCTTCAAGGCCGTAGCCGGCAAGATCTTTGGGGACTTTGGCCGATGGATTGGCAGACAGGATGCCATCCATCTCCTGGCCTGGGCCTTGGCTGTGTTTGCTATAGTCGAGTTCGTCCATATCCATGGGTTCGAGGTCAAGCTACCTTTTGGGGCCAAGATCCATTTCGTGGGTATGCAGGGCAAGATCGACGCGGCCAACGCTAAGACGGCTCAGGTCGAGAAAGACCTCCAGACTAGCCGGGCCAACGAGGCCGGCCTAACCAAAGCGATCCAGGATCAGAACAAGTCAATCGCCGACCTATCCAGCAAGTCGGCTGCCCAACAGACCGCGGCGTTGAAAGCCCTAGGGGTTGCTTCCTCGCGGGCTGATGCCGCTGCGGCCGCGGCTCGAAGGTTGAAGACTAGCGCGGCCCAGCGACCGTCTGGGGCGGCCTGCGAGCCTTCGGCAACCTTGAAGAAGCAGTGGCACTAACGTGCGACTAACGGAACTTGATCCTGAATGGGTATGCGACGGCACTGGCCATAGTTATCGTCGGACGGAGAAGTTCGAGGAGGCTCAAGGCATACTCTTCGCCTGTCCATTCTGCTTCCGGAAGAACGGAGGCCTGGTGGGGACGCACATGATTCTAATCTGGTTCGCTAACCGGGGTGTTCCGGATGTCTGTGAGCCCACACCTCGCTGGACTGCTACCGGAACAGGGTTCGACGACTTAAGTGTCACTCCTTCTATCAATCTCGCAATCAACCGAGAGGAATGGCATGGCTGGATCACAAATGGGGAGATACTAGGATGAATCGTTTAATAGTTGCAGCGGCCGTCTTGCTATCGGGCTGCCTCGGTCGAGGCCAGCATGTTCAGCCAGTCAAGATCGTCGAGGTCGACAAGGCAGTCGCGATCCAGCCGATCACCAAGGACCAGATCCCGCCCCTGCCTGCCCAATTAGGCAAGCGGCCCAATGACGCTAGGCAGGCCGCGGATATGGCCTTGGCGGGAAGGTGTGATGCGATTGCGTTTGTCATCAAGGCCTATCCTCTCCTTCTTCAGAGCGCGGGATTAGCACCGGCCCAAGCTCCTGACTACCCCGAGTGCAAGGATCAGTAACATGACGGTAGCAGACCTAGCTGCCTCAATTGGAAAGGGACTTAAGATGATTGATCAGAAAATCCAAGATGTGCTCGACCGGATCAAAGCAGCCCTGGCTTCGGCTGAGGCCAATGCCTCGCAAGTCGCCGGCCTTCAGGGACAGGTTGCCGACCTGACCTCGAAACTGAACGACGCCCAGGCCCAGGTTGCTGATCTGGAAGCGGCGATTGTCGCTCTTGATCCTGGTGGAAGCACAACCGCCTCACCGCCGACGGATGGATCGGGTTCTGGGGACCTTACCCCGTGATCACGTCCGATACGGCAGACCAGATCGAGCAGCTTGGTCTGGCTATCTTCAACCCGCACACGGAGGCTGGAAGCGGAAACCACTCGACCGGTCTCCAAGCTGCAGATCCTTTAATCGACGCTCAGCTGGCTTCGCTGATAGGCCCAGTCATGCTGGCGATCGACGGACGAACACTAGCCCAGGGGTTCAAGTACACCCTGAACGTAACCAACGCTCTCCAGCTTCGGGCTAAGCATTGGTATCTACGGGGAGTGGAAGAACTTGACGCCACAAGCTTCTGGCCTTGTTCGACTGCTATGGAGTTCATCCCAACCGCCGGCACGGTTCTGGGAGGAACCAGCTCCTTTGGCTACTCAATTGGTCTTTCGACCTGTGCCTGCATTTGCAAGACCTGGGCGACCATCATTCGCATGTGGCTAGCTGGAAACTATCCATTGGCAGTGACTCAGCCCCAATAGGGTTATATTTGGCTCAAGATCCTGAAAAGGCCTCGGAACCAGCGTTCCGGGGCCTTTTCTGCGTGTGCTCCGTGGACGGAGACGACGGGTGCGGGCTCCGCCTATGGTCCGATACCCCGGGAAAGCCCGTGATTTTCCTTAGTCCAGGGAAAACTTCAGATTACTATGCCCTTAGCTGAAGCTGCTCCTTGGGTAATTGGATAAGCTCCCTTCCCGCCCTACGCCACCATTCGATCGCATCCGGATGTGGGTAGATTTCCCGGCAGACAATTCGTTTCGCCGAGGTGCCTAGCAAAAGCTTGACACAGGACAGGCACGGAGAGGCGGTCACGTAAACCGTGTCGACCTTCCACGGGTCGCTGAGCAGCAAGCAGGCGTTCTGCTCTGCATGTATGGCCTCGCACTTGTCGAGGCCTTCGCCCGACCCATACGTTGCGCCTGGGCAAGGTTCGCCTTCCGAACAGTGGGGGCGACCGCTAGCCGGCCCATTGTAGCCGGTAGCCATGATCCTCCCCCTAGCATCAACTATAACGCACCCAACCTGGCGTCGGGGGCATGTGCCGCGCTGTGCAATGGTCTCGGCGACCCTAAGCCACGTTTCATCCCTCGAAGGTCTTGTCATACCTCAATCCCAGAAGAGTTTTGCATACTCCTATACTCCTCAAAAAGCAGCCTAGGATTAGACCACCCACTGGACCACCATTGACGGGGTTCAGCCTCTGAGTAAGGGTTCATAGAATGCGAAAACCCGTCCAGATAGGCGTGTTGACCAGCAACGTAGAACTTCTTTCTCTCTTCTTCATTATAGGTCATACTAAACCTCCTTTCAGCTCCGGGAACAAGGGACACTCGGCTCGGTGCCAACACATCTTGCAGGCACCCGCCTGGTTCGAATAGCCGCCGAGACGGCAGAAGTCCTCTTTGGCCTTAGTGACCTTGGGATTGGGCTTCAAGACCCTGTGGCCCGTGGTTATGAACGTGTCGCGATTTATGAACGCCTGGACTTGCTCAGCTACGTAGGTCGTGAACTGCAGGGGCATCGACTTGCCGGTCTGCTTGATCCCCCGCTGGCCATCTGAATTATAGGGTTCCCAGACTTCCCGACCAGGCCCCTCTTCGTCATGGTGGAACAGGAAGTCGTCGGGGAAACCCTGGATCGCCGCCCGTTCCCGCACAGACAGTGGAGAGCGCCGGATGGGGTGAATGGGATTGTAGCCGCCTGAGAGAACTGGACAGAAGCCCTCCCACTTGGGATTAGTCGTTCCAGGGCGAACCTTCTGTTCACCTGCCGGCGAATAGTACTTCAGGTTCTTACCCCAGTCACCCGTCTTGAACAATTCGCTGAGTTCACCCCAGCTAGACCGTTCGCCATACCATCGCATATTGACGTATCGGCCTGGAACATATGTAGGGTCGACAAACGCGTGATTTGGAACACCGCCGGCGGGCACATCGAGGAAACGCCCGATAACATCCTTGAGAACCAAGCCATGCTCTTTCTCTCCTGGCACAAAAACGAAACCTTCGGATTTCTTGGCCCCGATGATGAACATCCGGTTTCGGTGCTTCTGGATATTGCCGTAACCCCAGTTGCTGATCCACTCAGGGAAGAGATCGTAGTCAGGAAGCATCCTGACATATTCGCTCATGGGCAATGGGATAAAACTATCGGGCAGGTCGTCCATCAAGAAGAAGCGCGGCTGGAGCTCGGCTACCAGTTTAAGGAAGAGCGGGAGGTCCGAGACATCCTCTCCTCGCGTTGCCTGATACTCCCCGTTACCTGCAACGACTGAATGTGAGAGCGAGGAATAGCGTCCACACTCAGGATGACCAAGGGCCAGGTCGATAGACCCTGGCAACATGTTCTTGGGAACATCATCCAGTCCTCGAGCATTGAAGGCACCGGGAAAGTAATTACAGAAAGTCGAGTCACCGGTCTGTCTCCTGAACCTATAGTAGTCGCGCCACTCGATATTGCCAACGACCTTATAGCCCAAGAGGTGCGGTCCGATCAGCATCGAGCCGACGCCGCTGGTTATTCCGAACGCCGTGAGCGGCCGCATGCTGGGCAGTTCGCCGACTGGCTCCTGGAACACTGGCATTCGCTTATACTTGGCCATAGTCGGCTTATCGAGGAGCCCGAACCGCTCCTCGATCGAGTCGGCCTTTCTATGTTGCCACGTTGCTGATTTAGACATCTTTCAAAACCTCCCTGGCATGTGTCAGGGGTAGGCTTTCCCCCGCATGGTAAACCTTATAGAAACCGTCGAGCTGTTGCTCGCATTTAGCAGTATGGTCGACAAGGAGCTCGAGGGCTTTACGAAGGCGAGCGGCCTTCTCGGCGGCCAGGATAAACCCCTGAACCCGCTTGACCGCTTCGTAAGGCCCGTGGACGAACAGGCGGGTCGATCCGTCTCCCACCCCGATCGTGGTTTCATAATCAGCCACGACCATGGACCTTTATGTAGACAAACCAGATAGGGGACAGAATAATGCAGGTCACAAAGGTCAGAGCCAGGACGAACCAATTATGAGGTTCTCCTAGGATCTGGTCTTTGTGCTCTATAAAGTCAAAGACTGTAAGAGCGAACCCGCAAACTATCCAGGCAAATGCTATGGAGGACAACAACGTCATTGGTTTGCTCCATTCGTTTCGAGATCACCCTGATGGACGTAGCGAATATGAGCATGGTCCTTCACCAAGTCGTGGTGGTCGGGCGGCATCCAGCCTTCGGGCTTCACTACGTCGAACGTCGAACCCCGCTTGGACTGGTCCGCGGTCTCGGCCCGGACCTTGGCCATGTTAGCCGCCTGAACGCGCTTCCACGCTTCATGGAAGATTGTTGGTCCAAACTGGAGATAGGCAGCTCCCAGGACGACGTAGGTTAGATCGACGAGAGCGTCGAGCTGCTGATGAAGCCCCATTGCGATCCTGCGATGGTCAGGCTTCCCGTCGTCCGAGGTGAGCGCCTCAACTAAGCCTTCCTGCTCGGTCTCCCACTCCTCGAACTCCTCTCGAATGAACTTGCTCCGGAAGTCGAAGAGTTCAGGCTCCAAGATCCTGGGCTTACCAACATACTCAAGGCCGAACTTCTGGTGGAATGCAGCAATGTCCAGCATGAGGTGCGGGGCTTCGGCTCCAGTAACGTGAAGGCCTTTCTTGATCATCTCGGACTGGGCCTTCAGGACCTCGGTCACGTACGACATGGGACCTGGCCCAAGCCTCCTACCCGCAGCGTTGGCCGCCGAGACCATCATTCGGACTACTCCCTCAGCTTCCTCGAGCTTGAACTCGAAGACAACTTCTTCACCTTGCTCATCAGCAACCTTAAGTTCTTCCGTAATCATTGTTCCACCTCCGATATGAATGCGTCTACTAACTCAATCCTGTATCCTATGCCGCCGGTCTTCACCGCCTCGGTCTTCAGCGGGTGCTTCGCTCGGTTTATGATCCGATCGGGGACGACACCTTTGAAAGCACGCTTTAACGCCTGCTTCTGGGTGCGCATCTCTCGGGGGAGCGAGAGCCCGTGGGCAATGACCGCCGGCGCCAAGTAAGGCGACCTAAGCTCGATTGTCTCCTTCATCATCACTCGATCGAGCCGTGGCAAGTGGTAATATGGAAGCTCGCAGAAAACATCCGACCATTGACTATCGTATTCCGCAGCCCGTCTATAGCCGCCAAACACTTCGTCTGCGCCATCCCCAGTCAAGCACACATTGTAACCCGCGGCCGATACCGCCTTAGCCAGTTGGACCTGTGGAACCAGGGAACCCAGGTCGAGAGGAGCCTGCATAATCCGAACGGCCTCCCTCATGGTTGGGGGCCGAGTGAAGGATGAGAAGTTATCGAGAAGCGTGACCTCGGGTGGTAGGAATTCACCTTCACCATTCTCAACCGAGAAAGCGTCGACTTCCCTGCCCAGTATATCCTTTAGGGTGTAATAGATGATCGACGAGTCAAGGCCGCCCGATAGAAGGAGGGCGACAGGAAGCTCGCCGATAAGCCGGTTCTCGATCGCCTGGGTAACTGCATCACGGAGGTATCCAGCCTGGGGCACCATCCACCACTTCCAATAGGTCTCTTCATGGATACCTATATCACTAACCGTGATCCTGGTGCCAGGCCGCATCTGAACGATGCCTTCATAAGGTGTTCGACCTGAGTAGTCGTATCCCCACTTAATGCAGTTGGCAAGGTAGGTCTGGTCAAAAGCCGGCCGACGCTGAAGCATGAACATAGGTTCTAGCTCGGAACAGAAGATCCTGTACTTCGGCCAGAAATACATCGGCTTGATGCCGAGGTGGTCAGTGTAAACCGTAGCCCCATATTTCGTAACTGAGGCTGCGGCCCAGAACCCGTCCGTGTTATGGAAAACGGCTTCGTCGACTAGAGCGGAAAGCAAGTGCATCTGCTCTCCAGCCTGGTGGTTGAAGAATTCCCCTACAAAGCCGTAAAGGCTAGATCGCCCTTCAAAAGGCTGGTTAGCATCTTCCGTCCTATCCTGAATAGCCAACCGAACGTGAGCGAAAGTCCAGCCAGCAAAATTCTTGGCTGAAACATGACCCTTCTCTCCATCGCCCCTATGGCTCATAGCAGCCAAGGCGAGCTCAATCTGTTCAGGCAGATATGTTGACGGGGTTAGGAGGACGCCGCACATTTAATTTTCTCCAACAAGTTCTCATAGCTGTCACTTGGCCATGAGTAATGCACAATAGGCACTAGGCCCGAGAGGGAGCTAATCCTTCGGTCATACGCATTCACGATCGCCGGGTAATTCTTGAGGACCCAGTCGAGGTGGTCCTGAGACTTGTGGGACTTTACCGCCATGGAGATGTGCGAGTGCATGAACTTCGCCGACCCCGCTTTGCAGTAGACCAACACCAGGCCGAGCTCCTGGACCTCCCTGTCCAATCGGTATAGCGGCTCGTAAAGGTCCCGGCCCATCAGAGGCCCATAAACGGTTTCGCTGATCTGAGGTAAGCGATCAACCAGGACGGTCTCACCCCGATCGGCCCGCCATTTACAGTCCCATATGATCTGGAGCTTGGCATCCCACGCCTCCCGATCCTTGGGAGGTCCCCCACTGTGGCTTACCTCAACGTCAAAGGTCTCGGCCAGCTTGGCTAGAAGGGTCGACTTCCCCGACCCGTCCGGGCCTTCAACTACGATCATCCTTCGCTGCATCTTCCCTCCCCTTCTCCCATGCGGTGACTGCCACCGGAGCAACTAACGCAGCCAGGTTTTTCATAGCCCTGGCGTAGACCTGGATTTCATATTGTGCGTGTGGGTCATCCCGGAGTGTCAAGAACCGGAAGAGGTTCAACAAGTTGACCGTAGCAAACATGTGACTGTAGGTATTGACCGGCAGGACCGATCGAGCGAGCTCCCGGGGCCAGCCGTTTAAAAGTAGCCGGCGATAAAGATCGAAGGCATCTTCGCAGTGTTCGCGAAGCATCTCAACCTCCCGCTCTCGAGCCTGGAGGTTATCAAGGTTTTCGCCTCCTACCTCCCTGGCCTGTTTGTTGCTCGTCGACTGACGCCCAATCAAGGCCGGATTAGGGACATAGAATTCAGTCGGCAATTCCCGATAGCGGGCCGACAGCTCATTGTATCCCCAAGTGCGGTGACGATGCCACTGGCGAAAGACAAAGATGGGGGCCTTCACCTCAAAGGTCAGGGTGACCGCCTCGAATGGGGATGTGTGGCTATGTTTCCACAGATAGTTGATTAACCGCTGATCGCTACCTTCGTCTTCGCCGGCTCGCCAGGCAGCGTCGTACGATACGCGGGCCGCTCGAACGATTGAGATGTCACCACCCATGAAATCGACGAGCCGGACGAAGCCGTAGTCAAGGCAATTGATGACCCCCGTCGATCGGTTTTTCTGGAATACCGATCCGGCACCTTCTGATAGGTCGTGATAGCGGCTTTCCGCTTCTTGGTCTGTCATCGAATAGCCTCCTCCGAATTGTCCCTATAGTTTATCCAAAAACCTCCATTAGTAATGCTTACCCGAGGCTGCGGAAAAAGATCGCTGGGGATATGCGCACAGTTAGCATCCAGGATCAAGGAGACTATAGCCGCCCCACCGTCGTCCATGTCATAATTCGCAGGGATACCTACGCTATGGTGGAAACAGTTAGGTTCGTCTTGCATTCGCGTACTCCTTTACCATGGAAAGGACGGTGGCCTGGGAAATCTTCTTCGCCTCCAAAACTTCTAAGAGGAGGTCGTCCACCGTATCAACTGCTCGGAGGAAATGAAACACCGGCAGAGTAATTTGTCCTTGGCGGTCGATCCGCGCTCGGGTCTGGGCCATCTGCTCGAATGAGAACGAGGCCGAATAGATAACCATCGTGTGCGAGCCATACTGCAAATTAAGCCCATGCCCGCCCGATTGGGGATGGAGGAACAACAACGGTATTTCCTTGTTGTCCCACTCCTTCTGGGTCCAGCCCTTCTCCAAAGAAACCCCGTGAGGGAATTTCTTCTTTAAGGCAGCAAGTTCGTGCTGGAAGTGGTAGACCACAATGACGGGTGAACCAGTTCCTTCCAGGATCATCTCAAGGGCATCTAGCTTCCCAGTATGAATTTGCTTCACTTCATGGTCGTCGTCGTATACAAAGCCGCTAGCAACTTGTCGCAACTTCATTAGCGCGGCCGCAGCATTAACAGCGGTGATAGTCTTCTCCTTGCCCAGGTCGACAAAGGCCCGGCGCTCCATCTCCTTGTAGATCTTCCTAGCGGCTAGAGGAAGCTCAATGTCGATGATGTTCTCGATCGGTTTTTCCGCCGAGGCCTCCAGCTCAACTCGGAAGATCAAGTCACTGATAATCTTGGTGACCTTTTCAGTTGCCCCCTCTCGAGGTCCGAACTTGTAGCCCATATAGTCGAGCTGCTCGAAAAACTTAGACTTGAACCGAAAGAAGGCTGTGTCGAGGCGTTGGCCAAGATCCAGGATGAAGATCTGGCTCCAGAGGTCCATTAGTGAGTTAGGGTTTGGCGTCCCTGTATAGATGTTCCTCCGCTCAAAGTGCTTCAGGTATTTACGCAGCTTCTTGAACCGTTTAGTCGACGGGTTCTTGAACATGGAAGACTCATCGATCGCCAGGACCTTAAAGGTCCGCGCTTCGAGGGCTTCGGGCAGGAGCTCGGGGTTCACCAAGTAAATGTCCGCTTCGGCTTCCAGGGCCTCACTCCGTTCGCGGGGCGACCCTCTAACAAGGGAGAAGGTGAGCCCCTTGGTCATATCCCATTTCTTAGCTTCGGTCTCCCACACGGTTTCGATGACCATGATCGGGCCAACCAGGATGATGGGCTTAGGAAAGTCTACGAACGCGTGGAGGGCGATCGCGGTCTTGCCCAGCCCCATGTCAATGAAGAGACCAGCGTGGGGGTGGGCCTTGAGATATTCTACCCCTTCAACCTGATAGTCTCGGAGCTTCATGGGTTGAGCTCCTTAACCCCTACTAGGATAGAAGGAGGGAGAGGGATATGTTGGTGAAGGGGCCGCCAAAGATGGAGACAGAAAGGGTAGTTGTTTATATACTCTTTGACTGGGTGTAACTGCATCGCTACCTCATCGGGAAAGAAGAATAGGTCCTTGATGAAGTTCATTTCTTCCCAGGTTGGAGTTCGGTAAGGTAGCGACACACTCACGTGGTCCCAGTTAGCTCCGGCTTCATTGCGACCCCAGACCACCCCGCCTTTGCTGGCTATTACTCGGAGCCCTACCTGTGGTACTTGCCGGCTAACTGGGTTTCTAGATGAGAAGGGGACGACGAAAGCTCCTGCATAATCACGTATGTCTGTAGGCACTTCGCCCATAGGGTGGGGAATACGAAACTTATCGAAACGGTTGTCGCTAAAGCTACGCATTATTCTGCCTCCAGTTCCAAGACCCTACGGCGACACAGCTTGATCACCTGCTCACACTGGTCTATATCGAACAGGATTATGTGGCAATCGCTAGGAGGTATCTTCATCCTGCGGCCGAGCCAGCGATATGCCCTCTTCCTGGTCATGTGCCCATTCTTCCACAGGGCATCAAACTGCTGGTGAGCACGAGCCCGGGCCTTGGCCAGGGGCGACCCAGGCGTGGCACTAAATCCGCATGGGTCGTTCCGATCGGCCATTAGGCGATCTAGCAGTTCTTCGTCGTGTTCGTTCATTGTCCACTCTCGAATAGCAGTTGGATCAACATATTGGTCAGGCCGTCGTTCTGTTTCTGGATCTCGTCTATCGCTCCCCGCTGTCCAGGAAGCCACGAAGGCATAAGCAACAGGGCGAGCTCGTCCTGCTTGGTGAAGCACATCCATGATCGCTGGACCGTTTTCGTCACCACATTTGCTCGCATGATTGGCTCGAACTTCAGGTCGACGATCCGCATGATCTCTTCAATAGGCATCCTATCATGCACTTTCCTAGGGGTCACCATAGATGGAACCACTAAGCGATACCGGCAGCCGTGGTCTTCAATATCTCGCTCGGTAAAGCCCGGAATGTTCACCACCGTGATTGGCTCCAGGGTAGCGTCGTCGTAAATCACGAACCTCATGGCAGCAACTCCGCGGTGAAATAATAATTGGACTTACCTTCTACGGGCTGAACACTTTCTGGGTCGAAGCCACAAGAGCTTCCGAGGGCCCGCCATACACGCATAGCATTCTCATACGGTGTCCCAAAGAGGTAATTGCCTTTACCATCCCACATAGCTGGAGTTGGTTTTGACGCATCCAGTAACTTCTGGTATTGCTCTTCGGTCAACTGGAATTCTTTCCTCATCGCCACACCTCCAAAGGCGTTGAATAGGATAGCATCAGCGGATGCCTGGGGCTTCCATCATCGCACGTGCCCCAGCACATGAGCTGCTTGCCTCGCTGATGGACCAGGGCGACGACCTCGTCAACCCTGTAACGAAGGTTAGCAGGAACCTTGTCGATCCGACCCCAGCCGGCAATGATCAGCTCCGCTCGCCCGATCGCGGACAAGAGATAGTTGTTGCAGCTATGTCCGACAGGATCGGAAACCTTAGCCAGTTCACGGACATCAGTTGCCCTATAGGCAAAGAGGTTGGCGACTAGCCAATGGTTCACCCCCAGCCGATCGCCGAAGCCATATAGTTTTCGAATGGACTGGTCATCAACACGTTCGTCGGCCGTGGATGGGTTGACCCCTATCCACAGAGCCGTGACCCCCTCCCGTGCGAATGACCGGCCCAGGAGCCAGCGATAATGACCACACTTGCTTATGTCGGCGAAGGTGAAGAAGGGAATGTCAGTCAACTGGTACTCCTTCTCGTTCAAGCTTTTCTTCCAGGGCGGCAACCATCCAGTCCTGCTGGGATATGCCCAACCTCCAAGCCGCCGATCGGACCTGGGCACTTAGCGTCAGCGGGACGTAGACTTGTTTAGCTTCTAACCCGAGATGGCCACGGATACCCCTCTGGTTGTTCCTGACAGGTCGGTATCCTCCATGGTGGCTCATCCCTGACATGCCTCTTTGATCTCTTCAACTGTTGGTTCGTAGTCCTCGGGCCCGATAGCGTCCGCCTTCTTGGTGCAGTTCCGACAGAGGTGCATATCCCGTTGAATGGACAGATCGAAGTAGCTTCGGACCTCCTCGTCTACTGCTTCGGCCAATGCTGTTTTAATCTCCTCAGCTGGGTCCATTGAGACCCTGAACTCAGAGCCGCATACATCGCACTCTAGGGCGGCGGTAATGTATTTAAGACTCATGATAATTCACTCCCCTCCTGTCTATAGGGCGGCGCGGGTCATGGCAGCCCTGCAAGTCGATGCAATTCACGAATTGCCTCTCTCAAGTTCTTTCGCGTTTCCTCGGTGAGCGACTTATCGGCAATATCTAGGGCGTCCATGATGTGTGATACTGCGGCTCGCAGATCGGCTGCTCGTGATAGTTCCATCATTCCTCTCCTGTCTGTAGGGCGGGATGGGCTAGGAGCTTCTCCAAAATAGCGTTTTGGCGGTTGATTTCTGCTCCAATACGTTCATATCCGTCGCTCACCCGCTTCATAGCGGCTAACAACTGACGGGCGCTCCTATCTACTGTGTCGCTCAATTTCACTCTCCTCCTGTCTGTAGGGCGGCGCGGGCTTCTGCTAGCGCATCAGCAGCCATGTAAAGCACCTTATATCGGCAAGTATCCGTATGGGTCTCGGGCTGTGGGCTAGTGTTCGCCTCATGGTAGCAATTGCACGACGCAGCCATCGCCACACGCAACCAGCTTTCAGCGCGCTCAATGTCCGCGAGCGCAATCTTCTCTGCTGTGTCGTTCATGGCTGCTGGGCGGCGCTATCGTGCTCAATCGCTTGGATTTGTGCGACTGTGGCCGTGTTAAGTTCGCCTGCGAGATACTCTTTCGCGAAGTTCAATGCGCTTCGCAACCTCTCTCGTTCTTGCATTAGAGGGGCTACGACTTCGATTAGCTCGCGGAGTTCGTGAGCGTCGATTTCAGTTATGCCGCCACACGACTCCGCATCCAGCAAGCGTCTCTGAAGCATTCCGATCTTCTCGCCGATACCAACCATAGCCTGTCCGTTGATGTCGATCGGGAACAGCTTGCCGATCAAGCGCGCTTCGCCGTAGTTGCGGGCAATGACGATCTCGCGCCCATCTTCGAGCACGATGCTGGCCGGGCGATGGCCGTGCCCGGAGCAGCTTGCCCTAGTCCTCAGACCTGCGGCATTGAGCGCCCTGACCAGCGGCACGATCTCAGTGTCAACCTCGATGGGGCGACCGCCGATCTCCATGATCTCGACGCTCTGACCGTTCGCGCCAAGCCTATCCTCTGTGTCGTTCATGGCTGTGAGACCTTTGCTCTGACGGCTACCCATCGTTGAGTTGCAATTCTGGCTGTCTTGCGGCTTACCTCATCACCGAACCAAAGGTTCTCGCAAAGCACGTTCCCTGCCTCCACAAGTTCCCGTATCAGCGCGGCGGCTTCGCGGATTTCAGCTACACGTTGAGGATGAACGCCGGGAAGTGTTTCAACATAATTCGCTGTCGCCGTCAGCCTCTTAAGCAATGTCATGGGATTGTGTCCTGATTGGGTGACTGCCGAGCGTTAATCATCTCGCGCGTCTCGAACATGTCGTGGCCGCACTCGGGCCGCCAACGCAGGTTCCAATCGCGAAGGTTTACGGGGTCTTGGCCGATATCGCGGGCGCAGTCGGAGCAGTACCAACTGTGCGAGCCGTGGTTCCACCAAAGCGCGGGTTCGGCTTGGCAAGAGCGTCGATTGCAAGCCCCGCCTTCGTGGCCCTTGTTCGGCTTCTCTGGAGCGTCGAGAGGCAAGTCACCGTAACTCATACCTATTCACCCTCCTGTGATGACATTGCTGCGATAGCTGCGCGGGGCGGTTCGGGAAGCGGCATCCAGTGGGTTACATTGTAGAGTAGCGCCTCGTCGCTCGGCTGTTCACCGTCAAAGATGGTGGCGCAGTGAACCCATGCGTCTCGCGTTCGCGACCACCAGCATCCAGCAACTCTTTCGTTCTCGTAGCGCTCCCTTTCGGCGGCCCAAAGATCGACGATTTTGTTCTTCGGCGCAGTTTCAATCGGCTGCCACCCAACAACCTCGTCAGTCACTACGGTAGGGCGGCGGTTCCAAGCTTCGGCACAAGCTGAAGGACTGCGCTGCGCCGGGTCTATGGTCACGCCGCAGTCGTCGTTGAGGCAGTGGACATTCCATAGTCCGCGATAGCGCTCGAATAGTTCGCCCTCGCTTCCGCAATGAGCGCACGGCATCAGCTTCACTTCACCTGACATTGCTTGAGCCTTCCTGTGATCTGGCGCGGAGGGCGGCGGCGGTTAGAGCGAGGGCGGGAATTGCGGCACGCACTTCCTTGCCTTCGGTAAACAGGTGACGGACTATCGCCTCAGCATGATCGGCGTAGGCATCAACGCCCCACACCATCCCCTCCGGCACAAGTGTCATGGCTGCGTCTAGGAACGCTTCGCAAGCGAGCTTATCCGTGAACAACCCAAAACGGTGGTTCCACTCTACCCATCGCCTAGTCGTCTGAAGGCGCAGCACGTTGGAATACATTCTGGCTGGCGGCGGGTCACAAAGCCGGAAAGCTTCTTCCAGCACTTCTGATTGCTGCTCAGCCATCGCTTTCTCGCAGCGCTCGGCCAACTCCAACAGCTTATCACTTGTCATATTCATCGCATGCTGTTCCTTAAGTTCTCTCGGTCCTGCCTGAACATGTGGAGCGAGGTGATATGCATCCGAAAAGTCCCGGGCTGAACCTCGCCCCAGGTCTCCCGATCAATATTCTGGCATTGGTGGAGGACCCAGAGCAGAAGCCGAATAGTCAGATAGACGTCGTCCCGGAAGTGCCGAATGTAGTCGCACGACCGCATTGGATAGACCAGGTGGAGGAAGTCGCCAAAGTTGCCCATCGGCCGGCGGATGATATGATAGCCCAGGGTGCAGGGAACCCGCTTGCCCATTCTGGCCGCGGCCGTGTCCTCGGGGAAGAAGATTGGGAGATAGGCCTGGCGGGTCAGAGGATCGTCGACCAAAGTTTGCACCAGGTCACTTAAGTCCCCGACACCAAACCGGATGCCCCTAGCCTTGAGAGGCAGTTTCAGAAACTCATCATCGTCGCTGGGCAGTCGTCCATCCACAGTCATGCCGGCATACTTCGGCCAGTATCGTTCGGCATAGCTATGATCGTACTGCGGCACATTCTCCCCCTCGCGGAGATGTGCCGCAGCCGACCGGGCGTATGGCCATATCTTCCAGGTCTCGCCTGGATTGATTGGCTCGCCGCTGACCCGTTCTTCTTCAAAGTGGCGATCGGCCCAGGGTAGGTTTGGCCGGATCACATCGGCAATGGTTCCAAGATCCTCCTCCCCTCGAAGATCGAGAGTAAAGGACCGGTTAAAGAGCTCGACCATGGGTTGTGGAGCGTCCGCCGACTGCCACTTTTTAGCAGCCACTTCTGGCGCATCCAAGAACTCCTTGTTCAGGTGGTCAGTCAGCCGTTTGAACTGGTCGGTCAATGTATACATCGATGAACTCCTCAACCCCTCTTTTGCCATGAATTACCTCTGCATTAAACCCCATCTTCTGAAGAATTTTGATAAAGGCTAACTGGACCCCTGTGGCCTTCTCCCCGTCCTTCTTGAGTTCACGAAAGAATACCCGCCCTGGAGGAAGCAGAATGAGACGATCGGGAATGCCACGATAGAGAGCGGCCGGCAACTTGAAACATTTGCCGCCGGCGCGCTCTATCGCCTTCCTAAGATCTTTCTCGTGGTCGGCTTCCTTGACCATTAAGCCGAACGGCCCTGCTTCATCTCGGCAATGGTAGCTGGGTCATCTTCCCTATGCTTACCTCGATCCGGGTCGCCTTCTCCTTTTGCTTCTCTATATCCCTCGAACTCATTAGCAAGATGCCGAATATCCGAAACATAACCAGGGGACATATTCAATCTTTCAGCTTCATCCGCATAAGCCCGTAAAGCTGCAGGTGCAGCTGGGTCACGAGCGCCAATGACAAAGTTTGGCCACTCTACCACAGACCCATCCCGACGCTTGACCAGATATTTACCCTCGGGCGTCTTAGGATCGTTCCTCCACAATCCACTTAAAATAGGCTTTTCCATTTCACTTCTCCTTGCAGTCATCAGGTGGTGGGTTTTCGAGTAACATCTCGGCAACTCGGTTCCCAGGTTTAAACGATTTACGAACGCAGCCACGCCAACAGGCTATCTTACTGCACTTACTAGGCCAAGGACCGTAGGTCATTTCTTGTACACCTTGCTGACATATCCCTCTGTCGCTAAGGGGAAGCCTTCGGCCCATTCCGAACTGTTGCAGAGCAGCCACTCAAATCGTTCGAGCTCGTCCTTCCGGCCCTCGCCTTCCGCGATGGCCTCGTCGTGGCAGTGGCCGATGACTGAGAACCCCTCCTTGTCCGCGGCCAGCATCCCGTCCCGAAGGACGTCCCGGCATTGGGCCTGGATGATATTCTCGACCAGTGACCCGCCGAACGTGTCGGTCTTGATCCAGGACGAACCTAGGGGTGTATAGAATTCGAAGGTGCTGCGGGGTTCACCATTCCAGATCTCGGTGCCCAGCGAAGGCTTAGGATAGCAGATAGAGCCGGAAGGCATGTCAATGTAAAGGACGGGGTATCCATTAGCCAGCGTCTCGGGCCGGGCCGTGAACCTGCCGAACTGAACGGGCGAGCCCTTGCGGGTAGCCTTGATGCACGCCCGCTCGGCGTCCCTCCAGAATTGCTTGATCGCTGGAACCGAGTCTCTATAACCGTAGACCGCCTTCTCGGCTTCCTCCTCAGATAGGATCAGCGGCGGCACGGCCTTGGTCCTACACGTATCTATGAACCGATCCCGCCCCATGCCATAGCCACACCCTAGGATGATCTGCTTACCTACAAACCGCTCTCGGCTATTCTTGTCGATCTTGCTGGGGTGGATACCATAAACCCTACCCGCTGCGATCTTGTACACGTCCTCGCCCTTGGTATAGGCCTCTACCAGCCAGTCCTCTCCAGCCGACCACGCTAAGCCCCTAGGCTCGACCGAGCTGTAGTCCGCCACCATGAACTGTTGCTGACTCTCGAAGAACCCGCGGATCGACTGGGCAACAACAGTCAGGGGCCAGTCGAACATCATACAGATATCATTAGCATCTTCCTCAAGCAACTCCAGAAGGACCTCGGGATTACACTCACCCTCAGGCTTCTGAAGGTTGTGCATCTGAACACCAGTTGAACTCCATCGCCTGGTTGACGCGGCTGAGAACAGGAACCCGCCACGGATGCGCCCATCGGGAGACACACACGCCTGGATAGTCTTAAGCTTCTTGGTCCCTGCCCGACTAAGCTCTATCCGAAACCGCATTAAATCCTTCAGATCTTCGGGCAGGTCGTCACGGTTCATATAGGCTTCAACCGTGGGCGCCTGGAGGTTCCACATGGGAAAGCCTCGGCTCTCCATGAAGGCTAGGGTCTTGTCCCGCTGGCTTGGCCGGCATCCAGCGATCGCGACCGCCTGCTCAGTAAGTTTCTCCGAGTACTCTTCGACAAAGGCTATGGCCTTGTTCACTCGGTCCATGTTGACCGGCATACCGGCGTCGTTGATCTTGTAGTCGAGGACGAAAGCATCTTTCTCGACCTGGCTCAATGGTGGCAGGATCTTGTCCATCTGGACTTCAACCCGGACGTCCTGTTTACAGTACTCCATGAATTCCTTGAAGTCATCAGGACGATCAGCCGGCATGCACCGGCCTTTCTTCTTGTGCGGTTTGGTGAACAGCTGGATCAGGGCTGCACCTCTTGGGTCCTTCTGCTCCCCCAACCCCAAGGCTTCCGCCCCCGTCTCGAGTTTCCCAGGCAAGGCTAGCATCCGGGCTCTGGCAGCAGTGCAATCCCACTGTTCTGGCTTTGGGATAAGAGGGAAGTTGTGCCGGCGCATTCCGACCTTTTCCCAGATGGCTCGCTCAAAGTGAGCGTTGTGCGCCCCGATCGGAACACCCTTCATCACCAGATCGAATAGGTAAGCCATCTTCCACAGCGCATCAGGCTGGGTCATGTCGATGGCAACCGGCTCTTCATTGTCGATCGAATAACCGGCAATCAAGATTTCAGTCGATGGGTCTTCCGCATAGCGCATTCCACCGACAAGCTTAATGTCGGCTTCGCTATATGTTTCCCAGTCGAGATGGATCTTCATCGCGTGGTGGCTCTTCCCCTAAAAGCCCCGCTGGTTACAGAAGGTAGGGAACCAGCGGGGCGCATTCTCACAGGTGCTTCAAGTCTGTGAGATTAGGGTTGAACGTCCGAACTCCCGGAACCGTCAGCTCCAGAGGTGTCGGCTCCAGAGGTGTCAGTCCCCGAAGTGTCGGCTCCAGAGGTATCAGTCCCCGAAGTGTCGGCTCCAGAGGTATCAGTCCCCGGAGTGTCGGTCGAACTGGCGCCCGAGGTATCGGCCCCAGAACCACTTGTATCCGTGCCTCCGGCGTCAGTGGGGGCCGGTGCGGGAGCCGGCGAAGCCGAACCACCTGCCGAGGCCACGATCGCGTCCAGCGCGGCCTGAGCGTTCCGAGCTGTGAGAATAGCCTGGGTCAGATCCACTGGCTGGTTATTGGCGGCCGCTTCCTGGGCAGCCTGGAGAGCAGCTTCGAGGTCCTTCATCTCAGGGCCAAGGGCAGCAGCATCAGCTGCAATACCATCGAGAGCAGTTTGAAGGTCGTTGATGTCGGCCATTGTCTTGTCCATTTCCTTTTCTAGAGTAGTGAGTCGTTCATCGGTGGTGGGGTGGTGGGGTTTCATTTCATTGGGCAGCTCCCTTCTGCTTGTATGGACGATGTCGTGAGTGATCCCTGGGTCCTTCATTCTCGAGGGGTTCTGCAACTTGAAAAACTTGAACTCCTCAATCCGGTCCAGGACTGCCTGAATGTGATGGAGGTCTCCACCTTCAGTCATGAGGCAGCCGTGATAGTGCCATAGGACAGGTAGGGCGTGGATGTCCCTGGCTCGAAAAATAATGACTGGTTCATCATCGGGAATTTCTTCCCCCGACACACGGTTAACGAACCGGCCATTCTCAAACTTGAACTTGCGGTCTTCAGCCATCAGAGCCCTCCGTCAAATAGTATTGCCGAGCGCCCGCAGAGGATACAACACTAATCATTCCTCTATGTTCCAGCTTCCTCGAAAGGTTGGCGCACTCCTGGGAGGAGACCTTTACCAGGCGGGCCAGCTTAGCCGACCGGATACCGGGCTCCTTCTTGATATGCCGAAGCATGGCCCTCATCTTCTCCTGGGTCTCGGGCAGGAGAGGCCTGCCTGGGCCGAAGGTGTCAAATTCAATGGTCATGCTGTCTCCTTGGATTGGTGGGGCCGGCTAGGCGGGCTAACCAGCCCCGAGGTCTGAGCGAACAGGGGGAACACTCAAACCCCTATTGCATCATACAAGTTCGCCGTCTTCGTCCTCTTCGTCGGCAAAGGCGTCTTCAGCCGACCGCCGGCCCGAACGCCGTTCGCCGTCCTCAAGCTTCTGGAAAGAGTTGAGGATCGCGCCAACACCTTTGTTCCCCGCCTTATCGTAGGGGAAAAGCCAGATGTCGCCGCGAGCAATACAACCGGAATAGACATCGAACTTGTCGATGATCTCTTCCAGGTCCTTGTCGACCACCTGGGGCCGGTCCGTCGAGCTGGCCTTCAGGAAGACCTTGCCTTCGTACATCTCGGCGTCCTTGGCGTCTTCTTTCTCCTCGCCCTTACGGAGCGGCGACTTCAGCTGGCCCTTCGCCAGCATGTCTTTCGCCTTCTTGCCCCACTTCTCCTCGGCGACCTCAATGATCGCCTGTTCGAGCTTGGCCAGCTTGGGGTTATCCTCGTCCCACAGGAACGTGGCGCAGAACTGCGGTTCCTTGCCTTCCTGCATCGGCGGCTGGGCCTTGAAGACGTGGACATATGCGGTTTCGCCGCGAGGGATGACAATTTGCTGTCCCATAGTTCATTGTTCCTCTTCGTTCTCTTCGTTCATGTATGCCAGCTTCATCCCAGAGGACTGGCGGGCGGTGAGCTCGGCAAGCTTAGCTGCGAACAGCTTCCTACCGAGGGTCTTCTCGGCCTGGGCCGGCGACAGCGGGGTCCGCGGTGCGACGACATCAAGCTTCGAGAATTTGCGTAACACTTTAAGGAGTTCTTCCTCCTCGAGTTTCCAGTAGCGCCGGGGCTGGGTTGGGACCAGGGCGACCTTGCTCAGCTTAGCATCGTTCTCCAGCCGGGTAGTGAGCAGCTCCTCGACCGCCTTCAGCCAGGCCTTAACCAACGGGACCTGGGCGGCTAATTCATCAAGCTGCTTATCAGTCAATGCAGGCAGAGGTATTACGTCCGACTGCACTATCTTACCCGGGCCAGTGATAGCCTCCTTTCTTGGAGGCCGTATCCTAGCTAACGATTGAACTTGTCGATCTTGCATGTGGTGGCGTCCTTCTTACTCATCGTCCATCGGATATGCGGCCAGGAGCGAAAGGCTGTGCTTCTTCGCCGCCGGGCAGATACCCAGAGCCTTACAGAACTTCCTGCAGTGATCGCCGACCGTGTGTTTGCTCTTCCGATCGTAATTACCCTCGATCGCCCGTTCCAGGTCGGCCCTGAATTTGACAAAGTAGTCGTTGTCCAGGGGCCATTCTCGGATTGGGCCATCAACGTGGTATGCCCGGGGCTGCAAAATGACCAGGCGATACTCGGGCCTCTGCCCGAACCTATGGACCGCGCCCACCAGATACGTAAGCATCTGGAGGTTTTCGGGGACTTCGACCAAGCCCTTACCATATTTAAGGTCGACCACGGTGATGCGGTGATCCTCAACGATGATCAGGTCGGACGTGCCCGTGAGATCGACAAAGCCGAACGTCTCCCCGAAGTCGACTTTCTGCTCGACGAACCGTTCACCTGGTTGCTTGCCGACCCACTCAGCGCATTCCATCAAGTAGTCGTACATGTCCTCGTCAGGGCAGGCCGAAAGATCCTGCTGGCCCAGGAGGTGCTTGGCCAGCCACTCATGTGCTCGAGTTCCTTCGTCTGCCGCCGCACTCGACGTGTCCTCAATCCCGGCGACCTGGCGCCGCCACGCATGGCAATGAAACCATTTGTCCGCGGACGATGGCGGCAACTCACTGTGGGTCTCAGGCCCGACTACTTCAACCATGTTAGGCTAGCGCCTCCTGGAGGTCTTTCTTCAATGCCTTCCATTTGTCGACCGGAGCCGACGAAACGGTTTCGAGGTCATGGGTTTCCAGGATCTTGCGGAAGGCGGCCCGATCCTTTTTGATCAGGTCCTTGCCCAACACCTGGAGATCGGCCATCTTAACCTCCTCTTCAACTTCCTCGGTCTGAGCCTCGTCGTCGTCGGGTTGTTCATCCTCGGCCGGCGAGGCGGGTTTTTGGGAACGTTTCGCCGGCCGAGGGGCGGGCTCCGATGTCGTAGGGGCAACTACGGCATCGGCTAGATCTAGAAGACCTTGCCCGATTGCTCTAAGCGCTTTCACTAATTCTGGGTTGGCAGGTAGCGTCATCAATATCCCCCTCTCGGTGCTCTATGTGATCTCGGTGGAAGGTCACCACCACGGTGTTCTCACCGGTGGATAACGGAACTGTGCCCTGGGACCTTCCTATGGCCAATTCATCTTAAATGGTGGGGAAAGTATACCCCGGCAACTAAAATATTTTCCAGAGAGGGTTTACGGGCCGCAGAAGTAGTGACACAGAAGGGGATGTCAACCACGCAGAAGGAGATCACCCAGATGAAAAGGTCCACCACCCCTAAACGCCTCTATACAATCGTCGCCTGTAATGAGGACGGCGAACATCTTGCCGAAGTTCAACACGCTAACTGGCAGGATGTCTCGTCTCTCATCGCGGCTTGGACCCGCCAATTCGAACTGGGTATGGATGCCGGTGAAGGACTATCCTGGTCGATTACCGGCTACATCCAGATCCACCCGGAGCTCGACTAATGGGCGCCCTCTCAATAGCCAGCGTTCAACTCGAGGCCCACAAACAGATCTCGAAGAACCTCACCCTCCGTCGAGTCAACTCGGCCAATGAGTTTGAGTGGATATTCACCGACGGCGAAACCCGCCGAGCCCAGCGTGTCCCCATCGACAAGATCCGGGGATTGAAACTCGACGAATGGCTTCGATACGCCCGCGGGCTGGCAGAGGGGCAAGTCATTGAAGGGGCGCCCGCTCCAATCCTGAACGCGGCGGAGGAGCGGCCGACGGGGCCGGCAGGAGGACCTAACCCCTCATTCATGCTCATCAAGAACCGGCAGACAACCATTCCGTTCGACCCCGACCCAGAAGTCCAGGGCTATCGTGACGCCACTAGGGGCATCACCGCCTGTCCATATGGAACAGAAGAGTGCCGTACTAAGTGGAACCGCGGGCACGATCGGGCGGTGGCTGAAGGCGTAGCTGAGAAGCCGCGGTTCGGACTTACGGCTGGACGGAGGCACTAATTTGACTAAGCCGACAACAGGATGGCGGACCGCCGAGGCTAACATGCAAGATATTGCTGGCTGTTCCTGTTGTGTAGTTCTCCTAGTCTTAGCTGCATTAATGACAGCACTGCTCTACGTTATAGCCTAAGCAACAAGAAATATTTCGGCACAGACAAAATAGAGGGTTTTATTCATCTGCAAGTAGTGACACAAACCTTACTACCGACCACCACAAAGGAGACCACCACAATGACACCCGAACTCCGCGACATTCTTTTGAAGGGCCCAGTCACCTCCAAGTTCATTGGTGAGGCCCTCAACCTTTCCCCTGGCCGGGTTCGCGCCCTGCTAAAGGAAGACCAAGCCACGATCCGCTGCCGCAAGAGCGACGGGCTTGGCAACGTATTCTGGCTCGAGCCTGAGGGCGACTTTGAAGCTTCGTCCGAAGAGCTCGCCGCCCAGGTTCTCCGCAAGGAGATCCAGGAGAACAAGAACCCGCCGGCCGAAACGCCGGAAGGTGCCTGCCCGCTATGCCAGGCTGAAGCGGATCAGGTTCAAGCAGGCCCGGAAGGTTCCTATCTCGGAGCATGCCGGACTTGCGCAGCCTGCAAGCGAACATACAACGTGTTCACAAAAGAGGAGATCAAGATGGCCAAGGAAAAGAAGACCGAGGGTAAGCGCGCTGCTCCCCTCAATCCGCAGTATAAGATTAATCAGCGCATCGCAGCGGCCGAACAGGCCGGCGGCAAGCTCGTCTATCAGCGTGACGGCCGCACATGGCTGCTCACCAAGAAGGGCGTCGAGCCGAAGACGATGACTGCGGTGGAATTTGCCAACGAGGACGCGGCGTCGATCCACAAGTATCTGGGTTTCACTCCGCCGGCGCCTCCTGCAAAGGCCGAGAAGCCGTCGAAGACAGCCCCGGCCACTGGAGGTGGAAAGACCTCGAAGGGTAAGGCGTCGGCCCCGAAGGCGGAGAAGGTCCCCGAGACCGTTTAAGCCTAGGTGACCTAAAGGCGGGCCGAACCCAACCCCTCTCGGCCCGCCTTTTTCCTTAAGCCCACCACGAGAGGAGGATACCATGGCATTCCGTATCACTAGTATTGAGCGAGGTCGCCTAAACGCTTTTAGCGTCCAGCTGTCGAAGGAACACACAGACCTCAGCGGCACGGTCGACGAGCAGCTCGAAATCATCAACACCGCCGTCGAGAAGATCAATGGCGCGATCGACACATACAACGAGGCCCTGAACTCCGCCAGGGGCTACGTCGAGGACATCCAGTCCCAGGCCCAGAGCGACTACGACGATAAGTCCGAACGCTGGCAGGAGAGCGAGCGGGGTGGGGCCGTCCAGGAATGGATCAGCACTCTCGAGAACCTAGTCGCCGAGATGGAGGACGTCGAGCAGCTCGCCCTCGACCTGCCGGACAACAACTACACCGACCACTCCGAATTCTTCGACACGATCGAAGATGAGCCGAGCTACTGACATGACCGAGGAACAGCTCGAGGCGCTGATCAGTCTCATGCAGGCGGTTGCCTACAAGGAGGCCGGGAGCGCAACTCACCAGCCACGGTGCAAGGGGATAGTCGAGGATGCGGCCGATGAAGTCCGCATGGCCTTCGACATGCCACTGGTTGACAGGGAGGACAACGAATGAAGTACGTTCACACGGTCCGTCGTGGCCACAGCTACCTCACCCGCGTCGACGAGGACGTGATCGCCAGGGTTCGCCTGGCCAAGATCCGGGGGTTCAGCGAGACCTTCTGGACGGGCAGAGGATGGGTTCCCGTCCGGGTCGAGCGGCGATCGGATGCCGACCTGTACCAGCGGATGATGGCCGCCAAAGGCCTCCAGGTCCGAGTAGGTGCAGCATGACAGGACCAGGCATCTTCAAGCGGATCATCCAGGTCGTCCAGCGCGACCCCGATCGGAGGCACGACACCCGTCACCTCGAGTGCGGCCACAAGGTCATCGTCCCCAGGGCGAGGCTCCACCCGATGACGTCCAGGTGCAGAAAGTGTGAAGGAGAATAAGCCATGCGAGAGAATGCGTTCAACGAGAAGATCCTGCAGCCTAACGATACCTACAAAGACCTTGAGGATGTCTGGGAAGACCGCTTCGGCGAACTGCCACCCGAGGAGCTGGTGGTCGAGATCAACCCCACGTTCGACGAGGTCTACAAGATCGGCGGTGAATTCCGAGATCCTGCTACCGGCGAGGGTGTCGCCTTCGACGGCTTCGCCACTGTCGACGGGGCCAGGGCATGGCTCGAGAATAGCCTAGACATCGACCCTGACTGGATCGAGATACTCGAGGCGGAATAGAACCAGCAGCGTGGTGCTGTCGGTGGCGACGGGTCAGGTTATGCTTCCTCACCCGTCGCCTTTTTTTCTTGGGGAGGGGGTTTTAATCCATCTTAAACTATGACACTGAAAGTCCGAAGGCCACCACGCTCGAAGGAGATACCCGAATGACTGAAGACAAGGCCAAGATGGCCGCCAAGATCCAGGCGCTCCTGGCGAAGGCGGCATCGACCGAACACGAGGCAGAAGCCGAAGCCTTCATGAGGAAGGCCCAGAAGCTCCTTGAGGAACACCAGATCAACCTGGGCGAGTTCATCAACGCGGACGATCCGGTCATCATCGACGAGAATGGCTTCGAGCAGACCGACTCATCCCCCAGCTGGTATAAGGACCTGTACATGGCGGTCGGCGGGCTCTATGGCTGCCGGGCTGTCCTCGCGCCCAAGATCCTGAAGACCTCACGCGGCAATGAGCGGTGGGGCTACGCGATCGAACTGGTCGGCCGCCAGTCGGCGATCACCACGGCCCAGCTGATGTTCCCCTGGATCAAGCAGCAGTGTTTCGAGAAAGGCCGGCAGATATGGAGGGACGCCGTTCGCGAGCAATGCCTGGAGCTCGGCCTGACCCCACCGACGAAGTTCAATACCAAGGAGGACGCCAACCAGGAGAAGAAGCAGGCCCGCCGGGTCGGCAACGCCCTGGTCCAGCGGATCTGGAAGCTTGTCCGGGAACAGGAAGGTCAGGACCCATCCACCGCCGCGGGCAAGAACGCTTTGATCACCCTCGACCGAGTGGCCACGATCTACGATGACTATACTAAGGACATGGACGAAATGAAGAACATGCCCACCGTCTCGAACAGGCAGGCCCGGGACGCCGCCAACTCGATCGGGCTCCACCGGCAGACCGGTTCATCCTCCAACCTCCAGATCGGGAGCAACTGATGACCTTCCTTCCACTCTGGGCCAAGTGGCTCGCCCTTCATTGCGTTGACTATCCCGAGGAGATGCGGAGGATAGAAAGCCTGAGGCCCCGCAAGAACTGGGCAATCCTAATCGCCGACGACGAGCTCGCCTGCATCTACCAGCGGATGCGCTTCCGCCTGGAACGTGCCCGGTATGCCTGCGGACATAGAGCCCTCATTGGCGAAGGGTCGGTCCAGGTTGTCGACGGCCAGCTAGCCGTAGTGTGGGAGAACGCCACCGCGATCGCCGAACACAACCGCAAGAACTTCGATCGGAACCACCGCCAGCGAGCAGTAAAGGCCAAGCAGATCATGGCTGACAAACACCATCCTCGAGAGGCCTTCGAGACCTTCCTACATGCTAGAGACCTGGAGCGTTACGCATGAGGCATAAGGCATCAGCTAAGCCCCCTCGATCGCCCGAGGCGAAGGCCAGGAGCAGGATGCGGGTGGACTTCATCGGCATCACGCTCTGCACCTTCCTCATCCCCTGGTGGTTCTACGACTGGGTGGAGAGCCGGCATACCTCGGCGTTCATCTTCCTCATCGCAGGAATGGCCCTCTGGCTGACCCTGTTCATCCGCCTGGTAAGGAGTATCTAATGAGTGGACATGCTGTCATCCCCATCCCCCACCCGGACCTGAAAGTCCTGTCGGCAGCCATGAAGCTCCGAGGGCCGAAGGGCATGTGCTTCCATAGGTCGGTCGCCCTGGCAATGGACCTGCCCAGCTCCGCGGTGGTGGTCGCCACGCTTCGAGCGGCCACGCCCGAGGAACAGGTAGGGCACCCCGAACGCTCGACGGTCCCGTTCATCCACGCCTGGGTTGAATTCCAGGACAAGCTCATGGCCCCGTCGACGATCGAGCAGATGGGCGGCCTAGTCTTCATGCAACCCAGGAACTACTACGAGGTCAACGGCGCCAGGGACATTCGCCGGCTACCGAGGCAAGCCCTGGTCAACCATGTAGCTGACAACCATGTGATGCGGGAGCTACTCTACGGTATCCACCCTGGCATCCCTGGCTATCTGGTAGGCCGGCTCCTCGATGCAGTCGGAGTTAAATACCTAGTGTCGCCCCAGGGCGGTGTTATCCCGCTGGCATCGAGAGGAGAAGCAAACGATGGCTAAGTGTCTCTATCATCAACTACTAATCTGGAGGATACACTGATGAAGAAGTTCATGATCGTGACGGCAGTGATAACAGTCCACCGCAAGCATAGCGCCGGCTGGGTTCGAGACCATATCAGCGAACGACTCACCGACTTTACCCCTGTCGCCCATCTAACGGTCGAAGAATACCAAGCAAAGGAGGAACCCAATGGCTAGAGTAAAATACCAGAAGGCGGCAAAGGACTACCCCGCGGCCGGCATCAAAAAGGGGCAGATGTATTACTACACTAGGATCAAGACCAGCGCGTACTCCAGCCGGCAGATCCGCCAGCTGACCCCGATCCGGCCGAGCCAGATGACGACCTCGGCTTTCCTCAGCCAGTATTATAGCCTGCAGGAACGCCTTCAGGACTTCAATGGTGGGATTGCCGATTTGTCTGACTTCCTTAATGGCCTGGCCGAAGACGCCCGATCCCTGGGCGAAGAGGAGCAGGAGAAGTACGACAACATGCCTGAGAGCCTCCAAGGCGGGGACACCGGGCAGATGATCGAGGAGCGAGCCCAGGCGATGGAAGCGTGGGCCGAAAGCCTCGAGGCCGCGGCATCGACAGCCGAGGAGAAAGCCAGCGAGTTCGACGACAACGACCAAGTGTGGTCGGACTACGACGCCGCCATGGGCGACTACGACCCCGAGACGAAGGAAGAGCCGGCTGAACCCGAGGAGGAGCGGATGAACGAAGCCGACCTGATCCAGGAAGTCCTGGGCGAGATCGAGGAGCCTTCAGTATGATATGGTTCCAAGCCGCCTTTGACCGAGAGGCCAACTATGGACAGCAGTGGGTAGTTCTCCAGATGCGGTTAAACGATGATGGAAACGTTTGGGGGTTTCCTGTAGCTCGTTACCCTACCCGCCACGAGGCACAGGGCCATAGTCGTAAAAACTGGGAGAGGTTACCATGAGACCTGAAGAGGTCAAAGTCGGCGTAGTCTTCGAATGGGCCTATACACCCAACTTCAAGGTCTCGGCGAAGATGACGATCGAGGAGCTCACTCCGGACTACCATGCCTGGGTGAGGTTCAATGATAGCGGAACCAGAAACTGCCTCTCGGTCTCTACCCTGCTATCCGACCATGCGAGACTGGTCGAACCGGCTCTTTAACGACTAGTGAAATAAATCTGAACAGAGGGGTTTTATCCATCTACATTTTATGACATGGAGTTCTTCGACCACCACGACGAAGGAGCCACCACATGCCAAAGAATGTCTCAACCAAGTTCACCGTCGAAGGCCGCGGCCCGTTCCCGATTGACATGCTTAGATATGACGCGGCGCACCCCTATCAGACCCAAGACGCGTTCGCGATCGCCGACAGCTTTGATACGTCCGACGGCTACAAGCCGTGGGAGGTCCAGCTGATCACCGCCCAGTGGAATGGGCCAACCTCGGCCCGCTGGGCTAGCTTCATGTGCCGCGTCACGAAAGAGGAGCGTTACTGATGACCCTCCCCTCCCGTCTCGCACTCCAGTTCTCCCGGGAACTCCGCGAAGCCCTCACCGCCACCCAGATGAAGATTGTCCTTGAGCGGAACGCCGCCGAGGAACATCCGGACATCTGCCACTCGCACGACTTCCTCGACGCCAACATGATCATGGCCTCCGCCTTTGAGAAGGTCCACGGCCACTTCGTTGACCCGACGATCGAAGGCGACTGCGAAAAATGGAACGCCGCATGGAAAGAGGCGAAAGCCAACCAGTTCAAGACGGGGAGGGCCTAACCCATGTTCACCTCTGCCAATTTCTTCCGTGAGTTCGCCCTGGCCGGGAATGCCCGGTTCACGGTGGTCTCGAAGAAGACGAACGCCCGCTTCACCTTCCGCGTCCGCCAGCCCGAAGGCAAGCCCTGGTTCGTCTCGGTCCTGACCGGGGCGGACAACGAGAGCGACTACACGTTCCTCGGGACGATCTTCCAGGACGGGACCTTCCGCCATTCCCCGCGGTCGGCGATCGGGGCCTCAGCTCCATCGGCCACCGCCTTTGCCTGGCTATGGGATCGGACCCGCTCAAACGCCTTCGACCTCATGCCCGCCCAGGTGGACGTCCACCACGAAGGCCGCTGTGGCCGGTGCGGTCGGACCCTTACCGTTCCTGAGTCGATCGAGAGCGGGTTCGGTCCCGAGTGTATCAACCTGGTCGGCCAAGTCCGGAGGGCAGCATGATCAGCCGCGAAACCCACATCACCCGTCTGTTCGAAGGGACTGCCGCCGGAGAAGACGGGCTCGAGGTCGAGCTTGAACTAGACCTTGCCGAGGCCGAACCTGACGTCGGCATCATGGGGCCTTACATCGACGACTAGAAGGTCATAGCAGTCAATGGTAAGACCGACAAGGAAACCTGTAAGGCCGTTGAGCAGTTAATCATTCAGGAATATGGCGAGGACGAATTTGTCGAACGCCTATACGATGAAGGAGTAGGATCATGAACAACAAAGGAGTTCAATTCATCCACGAACGGACCCGGCGCCTGACCGTAGGAAACAAGGAAGAGGCTTCGCAGGTTCTTCACGATGCGATCGCATCACGGGCCGAGGCACTCGACGCGGGGAAGACCGTTCCGGACCTGAAAACCTTCACCGACCATCTTGTGTGGCTCCTGGGGTTTGATACCCTCACCGACCAACGCGACGAAATCCATCGCTTCGTCGACAAGATCATCATCGACTAGTCTACCACGAGAGAAGGAGCCACCACAATGAGCAAGTATGTTTTAATCACTGTCTTCGAAGACGGCAAGGTCGGGACAACCACCGCTGAAGGCTATTATGCCGAAAGCGCTTGTGACCGGCTATTCGACGAAGCCATCCGCAACGAGAAGGTCCTATCGGCCATTGTAATCGACGGCCCTGAGTTCGGCGAGTCCCCTCGGCGCTATTACTACAAGTTTGCCACCATGAGGCGCGATCCCGAAGCCGAATTTGACGAAGCATCTAAACAACGTTAACTGATCCACCACGAGAAGGAGACTGAATATGTTCCATGACTTCAAATCATTCCTCGGCGAACTCCCCTCGCACCGCTGCGAAGAGACGACGACCGACAAGTACATGTTCATCGACACCCGCCAGGTTGTCGAGGACATGCTCGACCTCGGCTACGAGGTTGCAGACTTCCGCCGGCCAAAGCACCGCACTCGGGCCGGTGCCTATGCGGTCCACGAGGTCGACTTCAGGCGGCCCCAGGACGTCAAGAAGGCCAAGGCCGAGGCCCCACGGGTCCTCTTCATCAACTCATACGACGGCAGCAAGCGCGCCCAGTTCATCGCCGGCCTCATTCGGTTTGCCTGCTCGAACGGCCTGGTGATCGGCGACCTGATCCAACACGAGAAGTTCCTGCACCTCGGCGACCATGCCCAGGCGATCCTCGACGGCCTTAAGCGAGTTGCCAAGGACACGGCCATGGCATTCGACGCAATCGACAAGTATCAGGAAGTCGAGCCAAGCCCCGAGACCCTGCGGGAAATGGCCCGCCGAGCCCTGGAAATCCGGTTTCCGGACGAGGAGACCCGCCCGATCGCCGACCCCGACGACCTGCTCCAGATCCGCCGCGAGGAAGACCTTCGGCCCAATCTCTGGGTGAAGTGGAACGTCCTCCAAGAAAATATTCTAAAAGGTGGGGTTCCCATGAAAAACAACAAGGGCCAGGTTCGCCTGTCCGGGCCGGTGGGGAATATTGAGAGGAGCAACGCGCTGAACGGCGCGCTTTGGAACCTCCTCGACGAGTTCGCTACCGCGTAACACCGCCACCAAGGTGGCAGGAACAAGAAAGGCCCGATCGGAACCTAATCCGGTCGGGCCTTTCCGTTCCCTGCCACCACGCGAAGGAACTGAAGAGGGGTATATGTCAGAAATCGGCCTGGTTGACCAATCGGAATTGTTTCTGTCAATTCTCGCGGTTGGTCATAAATAATGGCTAGCACGGCCAAGACCGGCCAACCCAAGATCCTGGAGACACTGCCACTCGAACTCCACGAGATGAAGCGGTTCCTCCTGTGGAAAGAATTCCCCCATAGCGATCCGGCCAAGGCAGCGGCGGGCAAGACGATCAAGACCCCGTTCTACGCTTCGGGCAGGGTGCGGAAGGGCCTGCTGGATACTGACACCGACCTTGCTCGGCTGGTGACCCTCGACGAGGCGTATGACACCTATCTCCTGGGCGGATACAGCGGGATCGGCTTCGCCCTGGCGAACGACGGCATCGGCGCCTTCGACATAGACAACTGCCTGAACGCCAAGGGCTCACTCGACCCCACGCACGCCGGCGCCGACCTGGTTCTCGAGGCCAAGAGACGCGGGGCATACATCGAGCTGTCCCCAAGTGGGCGGGGCCTGCGGATCGTGGGGCCGGTGAAGAACGCCGAGGCGTACAGCAAGGACGGCCTGGAATACTGGGGCATGAAGCGGTTCGTCACCTTGACGGGGAATGCCTGGGCCAATCCCAAGGGCTGGGTGGCGCTCGACGACCTTCGTGAACCCCTGGGGACACGCGAAGGCCGCGCCAGGGCCGCGGAGACGAACGGAGACGATGACGACGGGCTATTGGTCACCCCAAGGACCCTCGCCGACCTCCGTGACGCGCTGGAGGCCATAGACGCGGACGAGCGGGAGCTCTGGGTGCGGATAGGCCTGGCCCTGAAGCGGATCGGCCCAAAAGGTAAGCAGCTCTGGCTCGAATGGTCGAAGAAGTCCCCTAAGTTCGTAGCCGAAGACGCTGAACGGGTCTGGGCGTCTATGAACCCCCAGGACACCCACTTCCGGTCAGTCTTTGTCGAAGCCCAGAACAACTGGGGCTGGCGGAACCCGAACAAGGGCAAGCCTAGGCTGGTTCACGATGCCGACCCCGAGGCCGAAGGCGGTAATGACGAGGAAGACCATCCTCCCCTGCCCGAACCCGACAACATCGACCTCGCTGACTTCGAACTGTACCCGACTGAATTCGTCCTGGATGGGTTCATCCCCGCAAGCGTCTCGGTGATTGCTGGTGCCTGGGGCGCGGGTAAGTCGACGAACCTTATTCCTCTGTTCGCGTCGGTCGCCCACTTGTCGCCAAAGGACTGGGGCTTCCATCCGGACTTGCGCAGACACGTCGTCTATATCTCCGAGGCCCCGGACCAGGCCCGTGACACACTCTATTCCCTGGCCAAAGCCGAGGGCTCGGCGTCGTGGGACGAATTCAAGGAGTGGTTCCATCTTTATCCTGCCAAACGGCAGGCACCACGCCGCCTGGCGAAACGGTTGGCCCAGCTGGTCGAGGAGCTGTCCTGGACGACCGACACGGGCTTTCGGGTGAAACCGGTCATCGTCCTGGATACGACCACGGCGAACTTCGACTTGGAGAATGAGTCGGACAATAGCCAGGTCGCCGCAGCGATGTCGGTCCTGAAGCAGTCGCTTCCGGGTCTTCCCATGATCCTCATAGGACATACGCCCAAGGCCATGATCCGGGCGGATGTCGGCGACATGACCTTCCGCGGAGCTGGTGCCTGGGAGGCAGAGTCAGCGGCGACGTTCTTCCTGATCCACGACCACGAGACTGATATGCGGTTCCTAGCCATAAGAAAGGCGAGGTTCCGGCCTGCTTACCCCGAGATCGACTTTGACTTCGCTGGCGGGTCCGAGATCGTCGATACGCCCTGGGGCGAGCCGCAGTCCAAGAGCTTTGTCCACGGTGTCCCATCGAAGTCGTCCGGAGAGGCCAGGCGGGCAGCCCAGGCTGAAGCCAAGGAAGACCGGAAGGACGACCAGAAAGAACGGCGGCTATCGGAGAGGCAAGGAAAGATCATCGAGTTCATCCGGGAACGAGCTGGAAAGGGGATATGGACCTCCAAGTCGGCCCTGCGGGAAGGGGTCGGCGGGAACAAGGCGTTGATGGAAGAAGCACTTGAACGATTACTCGAAGCCGACCTCCTTTTGGCCTATGGACTCACCGAAGGGCAGCTCGAACCACGAGCCATTAAATGGCAAGGACGTTTACCCGAGATATTCCTCCCGCCCGAGGTCGACATTGAGTCGTTCCTAGACACCGTTTCCGCCAGGAAGAATTAGTATGAACAAGCCCCTTCCGCCCCCTTCCGCCCCTTTCCGCCCCGTTCCGCCCCGGGGCGGAGAGGTCCAAAAGACTTCCTTCCGCCCCGTTTCTCCCCTCTCCCCCTTTAGGGGGAGGGGAAATGGGGCGGAAGGGTCTAAGGACCAAAAGGGCAAAGGGCGGATTAAAAATAACCCACTTCCGCCCCACGGACCTGAGGACCTGCCCGAAGAGGGGTTTTGGCCGCGGGTTCCGATCCACGAAGTTACCCCAGAGTGGACGGTCTTCCGATGTGCCTCGGCGGCGACGATTGAATTGCCCGAGGAGCTTCGGAACGAGTATGGTATCCTGGCCTGGTCGCCGGTCATCCGGGTTCAGCGGCGATTGCCCAGGCGGCGAAAGACCGAACTGGTGGTCAAACCCCTGCTTCCGAGTTTTGTGTTCGTGGCGACCCATCATGCTGACGAAGCGATGGAACTGGTGGTGAATGGACGGGTCCACCAGATGAAATGGTTCCTGGTCAATGGCGGACCTGTGGCAATCCCATCCGTTCAGCTCGGACCATTGCACCAGGCGCAGATCCGGGGGACGATCAGGAAGCGGCCTTTGTCCCTGGGCGACCAAGTGGAGATCTTGGCGACGGTCATGTACTTGGCCAAGGCCCAGGTGACGAAGGGCCCGCTTCGAGACGATACGTACGAGGTTCAAATCGACGGTCAAAGGCTCAAGGTCATTTTTCCTGGTTTTCTTCTCAGGAAACTCATGGTATAGACCCATGCTTATATACCGAGACACCGACAGCACCGAGACACCAAGATCCATCCGGGGATCAGGGCGCAGAGCCCAGAGTGGGGAGATTGGACGGGGCCGGGTCGGGGGACCAGGGGCCAACCGCCCTTCCAGCAGCGGCAATACGCTCCGCAGAGTAGCAATATCTTTGGTCTCGATCCGCCAATGGCCTCTTAGGGCTTCGTAGACGTAACCATAGAGCGCGTTCTCGGCTCCAAGGCCATATACCCCCAGCCAGCCCCTCCGCGTTCGGCTACGGCCCCATCTACGGAGCTCGTAGAATACACAAAAAAGGCCCCTGGTCGCCCAGGGGCCTTTCAGGGTCCGATCGGGTTTGTTCAGTCTTCGATTGGCCCGAAGATCTGCTCGAACATCTGCCGAAGGTTCTCCAGGACCGTTTCAACTGGCTTCTGGAACTGGTCCGCGACCAGGGCGGTGGTGACTGAGCAGGAGGTCGGGTCCTCTTCGAACAAGAATTCGGTGTCGTCATTCAGGCAAATCCAGCGAAGGCTCTCGCGGTAACCTGGGCGATGGGTTGAACGAGCCATGGATCAATTACCTTTCGTTTGAATTTCGATGGGGACAGAGTCAACCTTCGGCGGTGCGTTGGGGTCGAAGAGGATCATCCCAGGCGCTTTCTGGTCGGGCCGGTGGCAATTCCATCGGAGCCAGTTCTCGAACGTCGAGGGTTCGCCATAGTCCGAATCTTCGACCATGAGTGGGAGCAGGATCGGCAGGTCGGACGACCTGGCATGGACCTGGATGACCTTGCCGCGGTCGATACCGCCGAAGAACGCGGTGGCGAAGACCTGGCCGGTGACGGTTGAAATGGCTGAGTGTGACATGGTGGCAGGTTCCTTTCGGGTTAGATGAGGGTGGACGAGATCTCGGTCGAGACCGGGACGACAGCCGCTCGGCGGTAACCGAACGAAGTCGATCGGGCAACCCACGATCCCATCTCGTCGAGGTGGCGGGTCACGGGCTCGGTCGAACAGCCATCCACGGGATTGTGAAGCCCGACGAATTCAAGTGCGGCATTCCACGCGGTCATGAAGTCGGGGAACAGCTGAACGCGGTTGTGGTGCTGGGCCTGGGTATGAAGCAGGAACATCGGTCGATCCTTCCTATCGGTGGGAGTTTTCGAGGGCGAACAGGGTGTTGAGGGCATCGAGTTCGGTCGGGCCGAAAGCGAAGGTCCCTTCACCCCTCTGGGCGTAGTACTTGGTCCTGGCGGTCGGTTCCCAGTCCGGTCCGGTCAGGTCGATGGTGATCGCCCGATCGGTGTTCGAGCGGTCCGATCCTGGGCTGAGTGCGGTCGAAGATATTCATCGTCGGTCCTTTCAGAGGGTGGCGTGGGTATCGAGTTCGTAGGGCGCGATCGAGTGGTATCCGGACAGGATTTCAACCACCCCATCCTCCTTCATTTCGTCGACGACCGCGGGGATGTTCACGAACATGTCCTGGTCATCCTCGGCATCAAGCCCCTGGTTCCACCGCGTCCATTCCTTCTCGAACGCGTCCAGGGCCAGGTCGAAGGTCGAGTAGATCGAGATGGTCGTCGCCTCGGTTGGTTTGTCCTCGGGAAAGACGGAGCGAAGTACGAAGACGGTCATTGGTCGGTTCCTTTCGGTTAGGCCGGGTATTGGCTTGAGAGATGACGGAGGACCGCGGCGACTACCGCGTCGTAGGCTTCGCAATAATACTCGGTCGAAGCCTCCTCATTGTCTTCGGACGGTTCGGGAGGTCCATCCAAGCGGTCAGCGGCAACCGCATCGAAAGCCCCATCGAAACGGTCGAGGATGTGGTCCAAGATCGCGTCGGCGAGGTTGTTGATGGTTTCGCGGCGGAACGTGAACCCGTTCTCAACGATTGTGGTTGGGTCGGTCATTGGTCGTCCTTTCGGTTAGGCGTTGAGGGCGGTCACGGCGGCGTTGATCGAGGCCTGGTCGTCCGAGGTCTGGATGATCCGAAGGTCTTTCCGGCGAATGCCTTCCCATCCGCCGACGGTGTCCTCCAGTTCGTCTTGGACGGTGCGGCGGGAATAATCGCCGAATTCGATTGCCCACTTGCCATCGGCTTCGCGGCGGATGAGAGTGAAGTAACGGTGGGACATGGTGGCAGTTCCTTCTGGGTTGGAGAGGGTTAGGCGGTAAGGCCGCGGTTGAGGTAACCGGACAGGTCGGCCATGACGATGTCGGTCGGGCGGTCGAACAAGGCGGTGGTCATCACGATCATCGGGGCGAGGACTGGAAGGGGGTCCGAACCTGCGGCGATCGTCCCCAGGGCGACCCTAGCGGCGTGTTCGAGGGCTTCACGATATCCCGCGGTCTTGGTCCGGGCGTGGATTTTCTTGGTGGTGGTCATTTCGTGGTTCCTTTCGTTTGTCCCCTAGCGGACGAAGTCCGTACTGTCACTCATTCGTCATGAATAAAACCCCCCTTGACGATTTGTAATGTTTTTCTCCAGGTCCAAACTAGGGCGGGTCGGCGTCCATTAAGCGGAGGGTTCTGGTTCCACCGAGTTCTCCCCCTCTGATCGCAGTGGCTTTCCACCTCCGCACCGACCACCCACATATATGGCCTATCCGCATATACAACATGCATCTATTGATGGATGCAGAGGAATGCGTCGGAGGGCCTTAAGGGTATCAAACCACCCGCCAGGACCTGGACGCGCTGTATGGGCCCTGTATGGAGCTCGTAGAGGCGTATGGGTTCTGCCCTGGTTACGGTGGGGCCGACCGCTTCAGGGGTTGAGTGGGTCCTAGGCTCGAACCGTCGCGACCAGGGGAGAGGAAGCCCCATCACCGGTTCGGGCGGGATGACAGCGACTCAATACACTACTACACCACGAGGCACCGACCCAGCGTCTTATGGAGGCACTGCACCATGGCCGAACACACCAGGATCGCCCTTGGCCTCGTGTTCATCGTGGGGTCGGTCCTTGGGGCCTACTGGTTGCTGTGGCTTGGGGACGATGCCTCTGCCCGCCCAACCCTCGAGGTTGACCGGGACGAAGGGGATGACGAGTTCTGGTCACCCAGGTCCTATGGCGACGAAGGCGAATGAGTACGATGACCGATGCATCCAGCACACATCATGGCCGGTAAGGTGCCGACCGCCAGGCCGATCCTCCCCCGGGGCCACCAGGCACGACTCGAAAACACCCGACAAGGACGCCCCACCCCGGGGTCATCAGTGGCGGCCTACCGAGCGGTTACATATATAGCCTAAAAAGCAGAAGGCCCTCATAATTCATATCATATTAAGGCGACTGAATATCGTACTCATCGATATTCCATCCTTAATTCTCCCAGTAGCCAGGAGGGTAGGATGCCAAAAGGACATTGGGGTCACGGGCCTATGCCCTCATCAGCCCATTTCCGCGAGGCGGACCGCATATTTGAGGAGCTTGAGAACACACCGGACTTATCTCGAGGCGAGACCAGGCTAGCGGCCGAGGTCGCTCTTACGATAGTCATGGACATTTTCGTTCCTCCCAGAGAACTTTCCGCTTTCAGGTTGGCAAAAGCCAAGGCGGTAACTATCCTGAACCATCTTGCGAAAGGGTAACAGTAATGGCTCGCAAGACGCGACAAGAACAAGGGCTCTCGGATCGACGCAAGACCACGCCTCGAGATAGCAAGGGGCGAATTATCCCATTCGTTCCAACCGAGAAGCAGCGCGAGTTCGTGGCCCTCGAGGCCGCGTACGGAAAATCCCTCGAGTGGATTTGCAATCACCTGCCCGGAGCCAAGGGCCAGCTTTGTGAACAGACCCTCAAGACCCACTTCCAGAAAGAAATCGACGAAGGTGTAGACTACGCGAATGCTCAGCTCGGTGGTGTCCTGTTTGCCCAGGCTCGGGCTGGGAACGTCCGGGCATTGGAGCAGTGGTTCGACCGGCGTGGGGGTACCACGTGGAAGCGGAAAGTGACCCAGGAGCACTCCGGCCCCGATGGCGGCCCGATCCGCTATTCGGATTTGAGCGACGAGGAGCTCGAGGCGAAGCTTAATGAGCTTAGGCAGGCCAGCAATGGCAACGACAGCTCTAACGCGTGAGCAGAAACTCCAGGAGATTTGGCTCCTAGAGGAGAAGCAACGCAGGGAGGAAGAGGCCAAGAAGGCCGCCGAGCTCCGGGATCTTGAGGTAAATGCCGACGCGATCAGGAGCCGATGCCAGACATTGGCCGGTTTTGTTAAAGAAGCCTGGCACATTCTCGAGCCTGAAGCAGAATTCATCCATAACTGGCATATCGATGCCATCTGTTCACATCTGGAAGCGGTTACAGATGGCCGGATCAACCGGTTATTGATCAACGTCCCCCCAGGTTCGTCAAAGTCCCTGCTCGTTTCAGTCATGTGGCAGGCATGGGAGTGGGGACCTAAGGGGCGGAGGTCGCTTCGCTACCTGGCGACGTCGTTCAACGAGGGGCCGGTCAAGCGCGACACCAGGAAATGCCGCGACCTTATTGAGTCCGATTGGTATCAGCGGCTTTGGCCCGAGGTAAAGCTGGTCAGGTCGGCCGAGATGAGCTTCGCCAATGACTCCACGGGCACCCGAGAGGGTGTTCCATTCGGGTCATTGACCTCCCAGCGCGGCGACCGGCTCTTGATCGACGACCCGCACTCCGCAGCTTCGGCCGAGTCTGAGGCGGAACGGCTGTCGACCACCAGGAAGTTCCGGGAAGGCGCGGTCAACCGCCTTAACGACCAGAAGAAGTCCGCAATCGTGGTGATCATGCAGCGGCTTCACGAGGAAGACGTATCGGGCGTCATCCTCTCGCTGGGGATGGGTTATGTCCATCTGATGCTCCCTATGGAGTTTGATCCTGCCCGCGCCTGCAGCACCGCGATCGGTTTTTCAGATCCGCGGACAGACGATGGGCAACTACTAGATCCAGTCCGCTTCCCTAAGGCGGAGGTGGAGAAGCTTAAGCACGAGATGGGCTCATATGCCTACTCAGGCCAGTACGACCAGAACCCCACGCCCAGGTCGGGCGGCATGTTCCAGCGGGATGATTTCGAGATCGTCGACGAATGGAACGTTCCGACTGGTGGGATTACGGTTCGGGCATGGGATTTTGCCGCATCGGTGCCAAAGCCAGGTAAGCAGCCTGACTATACCGTCGGCATCAAGGTCAAGAAAGTACGTGGAGTCTTCTATGTCCTCGACGTTGTCCGCGGCCGATGGAGCGCGGGCCAGGTTAACGATAAGCTTGTTTCAACGGCGGGTCTCGATGGCACCGGCGTCACAATTCGTAAGCCGCAAGATCCTGCTGCCGCTGGTAAATCAGACGCGATCGACAAGACCCAGAAGCTTGCCGGCTACTCAGTCATAACTAAGCCGAATACGGGCGACAAGACCACTAGGGCCAGGCCGGCTTCGTCTCAGTCAGAGTCGAAGAACATCAAGTTGGTCAGGGCTCCCTGGAACGAGGCATTCCTCAACGAGGTATGTGGTTTTCCGTCCGCGGCTCACGACGATCAGGTGGACGCGCTTTCTGATGCAATCAACGAGTTGGCGCTGGGCCTGGCCCGGGTGCCATTGGTTGGCCCGATCGCCGTTAAAGGCGTTCGTCCTAGTCCCGGAGGCTAAGCAATATGGCGAAGACTTCGGGCCAGGGCGCCCGGCCCCATAGGAACCCGTCAGATGCCAGCCGGGGCTTTGTCGCTCCACACATGGTGCCGAATATAGCCTACCAGTCGGTGGGTTCATCTGGCCTTCGGCAGTATTCTGGCTGGGTTCGGGAAGAATTCCTACCCCAGCTTAGGGGTCGGGAGGCAGCTCGCACCTACCGCGAGATGATGGACAACTCACCGACAGTTGGTGCGATCATGTTCGCGATCCAGCAGTCAATGAGGCAGGTCACTTGGAGGGTCGAGGCCCCTGACGATCGGCCTGAGAGCGTAGAAGCAGCTGAGTTTGTCCAGTCATGCATGGGCGACATGACGCAGAGCTGGGCGGACTTCACGTCTGAGTCGCTCTCAATGCTTACATATGGCTTCGCCCCGCACGAGATTGTGTACAAGCGCCGCCTAGGTCAGCAGAAGCGGTCGACAGACGGGTCGGCGTCCAGGCCGTCAAGCAAATATAACGACGGGATGATCGGCTGGGCGAAGCTCGCCCTCCGAGGCCAGGATACGGTCATCAAGTGGTTTTTCGACGAGGAAGGCAACACCACTGGCCTGACCCAGCAGCCCTGGTTTGGCGGGATGATCGACATTCCGATCGAGAAGCTCTTGCTTTTCCGGCCCCGGACCTGGAAGAACAACCCTGAGGGCTATTCGATCCTCCGATCGGCTTACCGTCCCTGGTGGTTCACCAAGAGGCTCGAGGAACAGGAAGCCATCTCGCTTGAGCGGATGAGCGGAACCCCCGAGTATCGCATTCCTGCCGAGCTTCTCGAGGCCGCGGCTGCAGGCGATACCGATGCGGCTGCCCAGGTCGAGGCTTACAAGGCAATCGTCACGGGGATCAAGGTTGATGAGCAGATGGGACTTATCACCCCGTCGGATACGTTCACAAACTCGGACGGCACCAGGTCTAACGTGCCGATGTACGAGTTCAAGTACACGGTGCCCCAGGGGTCCAGGTCCCAGGCGAACTTCGATACCACTATTCAGCGGTACAAGCTCGACATCATGACTTCGGTCCTGGCGGACTTCCTCCAGCTGGGACACCAGGCCAGGGGAACACAGAACCTGGCCGTCACAAAGGTCGACATGTTCTTCCAGGCTACGGAAGGGTGGCTGGCGGCGAACGCCTCGGTACTTAACAACGACGGCATCCAACGCCTCTGGGACCTTAACGGCCTAGATCCAGACACCATGCCTCGGCTATCCCCCGATATGCCGAAGCGGGTCGACCTGGACCAGTTGGGGACTTACGTTCTTCAAATGGCCCAGGCCGGCGCCCGAATGTTCCCAGACGACGACCTCGAGAACTATCTCAGGGACGTCGCCGACCTGCCCGAGCTTTCTGAAGGCGAGTATCAGAATATTGCAGACATAGAAGGGCCTGAGGGTAAGGACGAGGTCAACAAGCGGCTGGGGGGAATGATCGCCAAGCGGCTCATCCACCAGGGGTTCCTGACAGCCCCGGCAGGCTTTGGTAAAAATAAGCATCGCCGACAAAATTCAAACGTCGAAAACAACGAAGGTGAGCTTCTGCTTACTGACGTTCACAACCCTTCCGGAGACTGACATATGGCCGGCTTTTCCGATACCACCGAAAATGCCATCCTGGCACTAATTTTCAATGCCACAGCGTGGGGTAACTATGCCGACAACGCGGCTACATCACCGCAAACGCAGATCGCAACAGGCCTCCATACGGCCGATCCGACCGACTCAGGCTCTATGAGTTCGTCGGAGACGACTTATACTAGCTATGCCAGGGCTAACGTTAACCGTAACTCAGGTGGTTGGACGGTCAGTGGCACCAGTCCTACTAGTGTCTCACCGGTCGCGATCATCGCATTCCCAGCCGGCACTGGTGGCTCGGGCACGGTCACCAACTTCTCGACTGGCAAGACTGGTGGCGGCGCGGCCGCGATCATCATGGCCGGGTCGGTCACCCCCAACATTTCGGTCGGGTCAGGTGTCACTCCGCAGCTATCGACTTCTTCCACCCTGACCCTCGACTAAGGAGCTACCCATATGCTTCCCAACCATTTCCGCGCTTATGCGATCCATGAGGTCCGAGGCCAGAAGATCGAAGAAGTTATTGCTGAGGGTGACCTCGACAACGGCCAGGCCAGCTTCGAGGCCGACGAGAAGGTCTCCCAGGTGGCATTCTACGACCACGAGAACGACGGCCAGGTTTGCTTAGGCCGGGTTCTGGGTCCGATGGGACCTGGCCGGATCGACATTGACTTCGCTGATGTGCCTGAGGTCGAAGAGCCCGCCGAAACAATTATTGTCGGCGGTGTCGAGTACAAGAAGGCCTAATGCTTAACGACCAGTTCAGGCAAGCCCTTGAAGAGGGCGACGTCAAGCTGGTCCGGAGACTTGCGGCCTACGTCATGCCCCACCTACCCCAGCCGGCTTCTGACGCCGAGGCCGAGGCCACTATGCACCTTTGCAGGACGGGTAGGGGCAACATCACTCTGAAGGCTAGGGCCTATTCGCATAAGTGGCTCCTTGAGCGAGGACTTCCTTCTCACCTGCCCGACCATCTAAAGCCTTCAGCTGAACGCCTTTATCCTCGGGTAGTCGAAGCTGTTGGCATTAGCGTTAAGAGCCGCAATCCTCTTCTGAAGGACGCCATGGCATCTGTTCAGAGGTCGATGGAACTAGTCGTTGAAGACATGTATGCGAATGGGGATAAAGATCCTGCTCGAGTGAAGACCAGGATGATGGAGGCCCATGACGACGAGATGAGGAGGTTATTTGGAAACCTCCCCGTTAAGCGGTAGTTGACGTGACGATTGCCGCTCTAAGTGGCGCCGGCCTCGCCAACAGCAAGACGGCGGGCACTAGCCTAGGTGCCCAGCCGAGCTTTCCGAACAACATCGCCGCTGGGTCGATCGTGCTCGCCGCGTTCGCCGGGGACAACCTGGCGACGGGCGCGGACGGCGACTACTCCGAGGTCACCAGTGTCACCGACTCTCAGAGCAATACCTGGACGAAGGTCGGGGAGTTCACCAACACCCAGGCTGCTGCCGCGGGTGGTGCGACCATTTCCCTGTGGAAGTCCAAGCTAACCACTGGCCTCGTTGCCAGCACTGACACGGTCACCTTCCACTTCGGGTCCATCACCGCCAAGGCGCTGATGTTCGGATCGTTCTCGGTCGCGTCCGGGAACGACATCCAGGTGGTGGGCACCATCCAGAAGTCGGCCGTCGACGGCGCGGCGCTCGGCACCCAGACGATCAGCGGGCTGACGAGCAAGGAGCACCTGTTCGTCCGCGTGTCGGCCTGCGAGGGCCCGACGTCCAGCCCGACCGCCGGCACCAACTACACAGGCCTCTCCAACGGCACGGTCGCCACGGGCACCACTGGTGGCAGCGGCATCACCAACATGTCCGTGCTCGGCGCATACCGCATCACCACGGGCACAGGCGATAGTAACAACGCCACGAACGGCTCTACTGACAGTGCCAGTCTTTACGTTGCTTTTGAGGAATATACTCCTTCAACTTCCTCAGTTGCATCATCAGACGCTGTTTCTTCGGCTTCAGCCATTCCTGCTCTCATAGGTTCAAGTGCAGCTTTAGCTTCAGCCACTGCTGTTGCATTAGCGATCGGAACAGCTTTAGCTTCTTCAAATGCTTCAGCGGTAGGTAGTTCCTCTAACCGGGCCTCTAGTTCAGCAACGTCCAACGCAACGGCTAACCCATTAGGTCTTGCCAATTCAAATGCCGTGGCCTCGGGCACTCTAGTTCCAATAGTCTATGGGTCGGCGTCTGCAGTTTCTAATGCAGCAGCTATATTCCCAAGCGTAGGTTCAGGATTGGCTTCGTCAAATGCCACGGGTTTGTCAGTTAGTATTGGTGCTGCTTCAGGTGCTTCTACTGCAAATGCTATACCCCTTGGGCTTGGATCGGCCGCTGCTTCTGCTACGGCTACTGGCGTTCCAATTGTCTCCAATGTTGGATCGGCTTCCGCCTCTTCAAATGCTTCAGCTATTCCACTCGGAATTGGCGCTTCCTCGGCGGTAACTAATGCCAGCGGGCTTCCTTTGGGTCTAGGGTCCTCGATTGCAGTAGCTTCTGCTCTTGGAATACCAAAGGTTTCTGGATCTGCTTCGTCGGTCTCTTCTGCAGCTGCTATAGGACTACCAATTGGGTCGGCTTCGGGCGTTTCAAATGGGTTGGGCCTCTCCGTCAGCATAGGCTCGGCTTCGTCGAACGCTAACGCCAGTTCAATCCCCTTAGGGTTGGGGTCGTCTTCAGCAGTTGGTGCAGCAACGGGTATTCCGAAGGTTTCGGGGTCGGCATCCGCCACTTCTCTGGCAGCAGCCCAGGCCCTTGGTCTTGGTTCGGCAGTCTCTCAAGCCTTAGCCAATGCCCCGGTGCTCGGAATTGGATCGTCTACAGCGGTCTCGGCCGCGTCAGGTGCTCCGGTTGGGTCTCTGCCCGTCGGCTCTGCTACGGCGGTTTCTTCGGTCAGCGGAACCGGGGCTTCAACTGCTCAAGGGACGGGATCTTCTTCGGCAACGGCTTCAGCATTGGCCCAGGTATTGGGAATTGGCCTTTGCCTCGGCAGTTCTACTAGTTCGGTAACCGGCAAATCAACGGTTCAAAGTGTGGGCTCTTCTTCTGCTGTTAGCTCAGCTTCTGGAGTTGGTCGAGGTCAAGATCTTGCTACTGCCTCGGCTTCAGCCATATCAGCTGCTAATGCTAATGTAACTGGGGTCTTTGGTTCTGCTTCTGTTAATAGCTCAGCTTCAGCAGTCGGCCAGGCCTATATAACCGGTGTTGCTCTATCAGCTGGATTTGGTGTAGTTGTTGGTGCTGGTCAGTCTATTGCTGAAGCTATCGGTTCAGCTTTTGCCGTTAGCTTGGCAACTGGGCTCAACTTGCTTCCTTCCACTAATACCATTACGAGCCAGCGCAGGATCTTGGCTGGGCCAGGAGATGATAGGTCCATTAATGCAGGGGTAGGACAACCTAGGAGCATGACCGATAAGATCCCAGGGTCGCGAAGCATCACCAGGGGTTATGGCGGCTCCAGGAACATATCAGGGCGAGCCTCGCTTCTCGCTGATCGAGGAAAGGTCTCGAAATGACGGTTGCTCTGACTCCACTTAAATGGGACGCTGCCCTGAACCCGGAGGATCAGGTCGACTATACCATCGACCTGGTTGGTCGGCTCTTAGAGGTTGGTGAGACCGTTCAGTCGTATACCCTTACTCCCAGTGATACCTCAGTCGCTGCTGGGCTTTTAATTGGATCTGGGCCTTATGCCAGTGCCTTGGGGTCGATCACCAACGGCATCTTCACCGCTGGGTCAGGAACGGTTCTTAGGATCTGGTTTAGCATAAATTCAACCAACCAGGCCAACGTAGGCTTTTTCGGAACTGGGGTTTGGCTGGATATGCAGCTTAAAGTCGTTACTACTAACACTCCTCCCAGGACCCGGGAACGCACTCTGCTTCTCCGCGTCTGCCAGCAATAAGGAACCCAGATGGCTAAAGAAGCATATGGGCTGTCCAAGCAGCTTGTCGTTGCGACGCCTAACTCAAACCTGATCAACGACTGTCCGGTTGGTGGCCTTCTGATTACGGCTACCGTGGCCGGCACAGCCCAGTGTGTCCTTTCAGGCGGCGGAACGATCCCGGTGGCGTTTGGAGTTGGTACCACGATCTTCACCGATCTATGCGTGATCAACATCAGCAGCACCACCGGCACCGCTAACTTCTACCAGCTCGCGTAAACGACGTGCGGGCTCTTAAGGCTTCGGAGGTCCAGCCCAAGGACGACCCGGCGCGGGCGATCGCCCAGCAGCGGGAGAACGAAGTTAAAAAGGCCTTGATGGTCATCTTCGGCGGGCTGATTGCCCTGTTCACCGGAGAAGCAGTCATCCGGGCCGTATCGAGGTTCGACACTTCGGGGCTTAATTCTATTCTAGGCGGGCAGGAAGCTCAGGATCTTATCGTCCACGGTTACCAGCCAATAGCCGACACGTTCCTTGAGTCAGCTAGGCAGGCGGCCAACGAGAATTTCAGGGGCTTGGTCCCCTATGATCCACTGGCGGCAGCCGTAGCCCTTCAAGAACTCCGGAACCAGATGGCTGGTACGATCGGCTTCGCAGCCCAACGGAATATCCAGCAGGTTCTTCTCGACGCCTTAAGGACTGGCTCCGACCCGGCTACCGTAGCTACCTATCTTCGTCAAGTCATTGGCCTCGATCGCCAGTCGGCCCAGGCGCTTCGCAATTATAGGTTAATGCTTCAGATTGGGGACCTCAGTTCGCTTCGCCGGGCACTCAGAGATGAGCGGTTCGACGATCTAGTTAGGGAAGCGGCCCGGGGCCAGGCTGCGATGAAGCCCGAAGTTATAGACAGAATGGTTCAGGCTTATGCTGACCGGCTTCTTAGCCATAGAGCCGAGCGCATGGCTGCTACCGAAGCAATGCAAGCTGCAGTTAGTGGTATCCGCGATGCCCATGTCCAAGCTGTCGACACCGGGCGCCTTTTTGAGAGCGAGGTTCGGCGCTTTTGGCTTACCGCGGCCGACGAACTTGTTTGCCCGGTGTGTTCCAGTATTCCCGGAATGAACGAGGACGGTGTGGGGGTCCATGATGACTATAGGTCTATCGAAGGCCCAATTGACGCGCCTCTGGTCCATCCCTGGTGCCGGTGTTCGGAACGTTATGTGACTAATATGTCAAGGCTTACCCAGCAACCCTTTGCCCTGGCGGCTTGAGGAGGACACTATGCCCGACTTCAACACCGTCATCAAGGATATGACTGTTGCATCGGTTCACGTTCCAGCTATTGATAGCGGGAAGAAGCCAAAGGCTAAACCATTCAAGGCGATTATTGGAGAGGACAACATTGAAGTCTCCAAACGAGATTTACATTCGAATGGCAATGGCACTGCCAAGTCGCCGTTCAAGTACGATCCTAACGCGCTTGGTTCGCTTCGACCCGACCAAGTGCCACGATTTTTCGGCGCCCTTACCGATAGCGATCAGCTCAACACCGAAGAGGTGAAGCTCAGTGACCTTCATGCCATGCAAGACCGAGTGGACCCGGCGAAGGTCCAGGCTATACGCGATAATGGCACTGGCGGAAAGCTCGCGGTTGTTATCCGGCATAATGGAACGCAGTACATCGCTGATGGCCACCACCGACTCACCGCCGACTGGCTCGACGGGAAAGAGTCCGTTCTTGTTCGGCACAAAGATCTAGAGCCAGTTGACCATGCCTTGAAGTCAGCCCCCAAGCTGATTGTCAAGGTAGAGAAGGTCGATAGTTCTCTTGGTGTTGTCCTTGGCTGGGCAATCGTGAGTAAGGTAAACGGGGAAGACTATTATGACCTCAATGTCGACCACGAAGGCCCCCACAAGGGTAAGCGCGTCCCCGAGCACATCCCCGAAGACGTCATGGCCAAGTGTGGCCTCGACTTTGTCGATGCGGGAGCAATTGGAAATGAGATGCACGAAGGACCGGACGTAGGCAGCTATCCTTTCGTCTTCCCTATGACCAGCGATGCCTTTGCTAAACTGTTTGGGGTTGACGACGTTCCGCCAAAGACTGGGCTTTTGGTTGGATACCGCCCGCCGGCAGATGTCCTGGCAAAGTTCAAGACCGGAGAATACACTGGCTTCTCGATCGAGGGCCGGCGTATATCCTATGAGGAGCACAGCTAATGAGTGCTGTTAAGCGCATTCTTCGGGCTCTGCGGCTAGATAAGATCGCCGCAGTCGACCGCCCCTGCCAGCAACCGGCGACAGCCGATCTGATCAAGCGAGCGGCCGACTTCGAGGACTTGGTGAAAGCCAAGTATGATACCGCGGCCAGGGATAGCATGGCGTCGAATGGCGAAGCCATGCAGGACGGCAGTTATCCGATCAAGGATGCTGAAGATCTGCACAACGCCATCCACGCCGTTGGCCGCGGCCGGAATAATAGCCATGCAGCTATTCGGCGGCATATCATCTCGAGGGCGAAAGCCCTTGGGCTATCTAACGAGATCCCGGACACGTGGAAGGACGGCGACAAGATCGTTAAGTCTCTCTACGATGTGTTCGAGAAGTCTGCCATCCCTCTGGATGATCCGGATGGTGACGAGGGTGCCCAGGCGTTCGATGAGGTCCTTGGTGAACAGCAACTCACAGAGGAATTCTGGAATGCTTGGTATAAGGGCACGAACGCACTCCAAGAGTCGCTCTGCTCGATCATTAAGGACGATGACTTGCCTGATAAGTCGTCCGCGATCCAGGAAAGCCTTAAACAATTCGCCGACTACATCAAGACTATTCTTCCCGGTGATGTCGGTAAAGCCATCGCCACAGAGATTGTGGCGTCCGCCGGTCAGGCCGGCACCCCGCTCAACAAAGGAGATGTTATGAGCGTTGAACTGAAGAAGGCGCTTGGCCTGCCTGAAACGGCCACGGATGCTGACGTGCTCAAGGCAATTACCGATAGGGATGCCGCGATCGCTAAGGCTAATGAAGATCTCGAGAAGGCGAATGCCGAACTCGAAAAGGCCAAGGCTCCGCCGATGGATGACGACGCTGATGCGGACTGCGCAAAGGCCCTGGCGGCTGGCGAGGCATTCCGGACGCCCGAGGGTGTAATCATCACCAAGAAGGCGGTCGGTGACCAGACTTTCTCAGTCCTCAAGAGCCAGAACGATCGTATCGTCAAGGCCGAAGAGGACCTCAAGAAGGCCCGTGAGGCTGATGAGGAGCGATCGTTTGCCAAGCGCGCCACTGAGATCGGTTGCTCCGAGGAGTTTGGCTCAACTCTTCGCAAGGCTTATTCGGGTGATGCCGAAGCCCAGAAGACTCTCGAGGCCCAGATCGCAGGGCTGAACAAGCAGGTCGACGAGGGTGAGCTCTTCAAGAACTTCGGCCACGGCGGCGAAGGTGGCACAGTCGCGGGCGAGTTCGCGGCCAAGGTAGAAGAGGTCCGTAAGGCTGACCCCGCTCTTACCCCCGAGCAAGCCTATTCCAAGGCTTACACCGATCCGGCCAACAAGGAGCTGGTCAAGCGGATGCGAACTGAACAAGCCTAATCCGTCCTCCTCTCACTTCCATAAAGAAAAGGATTAACCCATGTCCACTTTCGGAACGGGCCTGGTCGAAGGCGGCAACCTTGTCGCGAATGCAGACCTTTCGGCCAAGCAGTTCTATGCCGTGAAGCAGACGACGACCGCTCGCAAGGTCGACATTGCTTCGACTGGTGGCGAAGCTATCACTGGCATTCTGCAGAACACCCCCAAGGCCGGCGATGCTGTTGAGGTCTGCTACTCAGGCTTCACCAAGGCGATTGCCGGAACCGGCGGCTTTACCGCTGGCGACGCCCTCCAGACTGAAACAGGCACTGGTAAGCTGATCACCAAGACTTCGACGAATACTATCGTCGCAGTTGCGATCGAGACTTGCGCAGCTGGCGAGATCGGTCTAGTCCGCGTCGTTGCGTCGGCGGGCTAACCCAACCTTTCACATCCTCTCAGAAAAAGGAAACTGCAATGCCTGCAGGTCTCATTCGTAAGGCACAGCCGACGGTATCTCAAGTTCACACCGCGGCTCCGCTTACCAATATCGCTGTCGCCTATATGCAGGACGACAGCAGCTATATTGCCGACAAGGTCTTTCCGATCGTGCCGGTGGAGTTTCAGTCGGACCTTTACTACAAGTGGTCGAAGGATGACTTCTTCCGCGATGAGGCACAGATCCGTGCTGACGGCCAAGAGTCGGCCGGTTCGGGTCTTGGCCTCACGACCGATAGCTACTCGGCTGCGGTTTGGGCGCTTCACAAAGACATTGGCGATCAGCTCCGGCGCAATGCTGACCCGTCAGTAGACATAGAGGTCTCGGTCACTCGGGCCTTGATGCAGAAGCTCCTCATTCGCCGGGATCGGCAGTTCGCCTCGAAGTATCTGGCAACCTCGATCTGGGGAACGGACATCACCGGCTCGGCTACGCCGTCTGGTGCCCAGGTCTACCAGTGGTCGGATGGCGCCAACTCGGACCCGTTCTCGGACGTGGCCGATGGTCAGACCAAGGTCCTTCAGAACACTGGCCAGTCGGTCAACACTCTGGTCCTGGGCTTCCCGGTTTACCAGGCACTTCGCAAGCATCCGTTGGTCATCGACCGCATCAAGTACACGATGCAGGCCGATGCCCGGGCGATCACCCCAGAACTGATGGCCGCGGCTTTCGACGTCGATCGTGTTCTGGTTGC